GGCTCCTGGTGCTGGGTGGCGTGGGCGGCGGCCAGCAGGTCGTACATCATCTCCGCCCACATCATTTTGGTCGCCCGATCCGCTTTGTCCCATTGGACGTACCAGTGCCGACAGGCGCGCTCCACCATCGCCTCATCCACGACTGCGGGCCGCTGATTATGCTGTTCCTCGAAGTAGGTGCTCAGTGCGACGTGCATGTCCACGTCATCTTCGAGGTATTCGATCACCTGGGCGGGTGTGGCGCGCTTCAGTGCGTAGCCAAGCTCGGTAGCGGTGATGCCGGTGGTCTGTCCTGCGCTTGGCACTGCGGACTCCTGGTCGCGCAGCAGGTACTCCCTGGCCGCAGCAAACGCATCTGCGCCCGTGCGAATCGTCACGGTCGTGTCACCGTCTCCTTCAACGATGCGGTCAAGGATTCGGTTCAGCCTCTCGATCTCGGCTTGTAGCGTGGCGGTGGCGTGGGCGATGTTAGCGCGGGCGTAGTCCTCCATCTGATCGTAGCTCCACGCTTGATACATCCCAATGGCCTCGGGCTTCGGCATCGGCAGCAACTCAACCTCGGTGGTCATTTCCCGTCCCTCCACGCGATCAGCGCCTGCGTCAGTCTTTCTACGCCGTCGGACACGACTTCCACGACGAACCACGCGACTGCGGCAATTGGCAGGAGCAGAAGGAGCAGCGGGGTAATCACCCACCATCGCCAATTCATTACGGTGCGTTCAAGTCTCCGGTTCACGTTGCCGGCTCCTGGTGCTGGGTGGCGAGAGCGAGAACCTTGCGCGCAAGCCTCCGGTAGTAGTCCCTATAGGGTCCGGGATGCTTGATGTCGGCAACGGTCCACGGATCGCCAGTTGCTTCCTCGTACAGCAGGGCGGCGATACGCTCCACCAGCGCCTCTTCCACGATTGCGGACCGCTGTTGCGCGGCGGCGAGGGCTGCTCTTGCGCGCTCGATGACTTTTGGTCTCTCCTCCATCTCAAGACACGTCTCCAGCGCCTCGCACAGCGCCTCGACCTTGGTCTGTAGCGCCTCGGCTGCGGCATAGGCGGCGCGCGCCGCCTGTTCACTCGACTGGAAGCTAATTCGCCAAGATTCGTAGCTCACTTCCGTTCCTCCTGTTCCAGCGCAGCACGGGCCTTGGCAAACACTTCCTCGTCGTACATGCCGGACTTGCTGAACACGTCCACCAGCTCCCGCAATGCTTCCGCCAGTCGCTCGGCGCGTTCTTCGGCCCACAGGCGTTCGCGCTCGCTTTGCTCTGCGTATCGCTCCGACCTCTCCACCTCCGCCTTCAGCGCCGCAATCTCGGCGGCCTGTGCGGCGATGAGATGGGCGACGTTCCCCGAAGGCAGCGGCGACAAATCAGTCTTGGTGGTCATGTGAGTTCCCTTCGCAAAGTGTTCAGCAGCATCTCATCTGCCTTCAGGCAAATGTCCCTGTATTCGTCGTGAGCCTTCTGTGCGCGCTCGATCCTCTCCGCATCTCCGCTAAGGCGGGCCTGCCCAAGCTCTGCCGCAAGCTGCATAAGCGTCGCAAAGCTAGCCACGACCCTCACGGCTTCGGCTCCTGGTGCTTGGTGGCGAGGGGATCAGCGCCGGCATAAACCGCGCTCGGCGCGTCAGGCCACTCGCGGCGCAGGGTGTCAAAGTCGCCCTCGTTCCATAGGCGCAGGAACGCCCTACCCTCCGGGTCGTTCAGGGCGAACTGGATCGCTGCCACGGCTGCGGCCTGCTTGCAGTAAGGGCAGCCGATAGGGTTCAAGCCATCGTCGAGCCAGCTGCAGCCGCAGTTGTCGCAGAAGGTGATTGCGGAACGGGTCGTCTGCCGCAGCAGGGCTACTGCGGTGTCGGCGCGCTCAAGCTCTTTGCGCCACCGGGCTTCCAGGACGTCAATTCCTTTACGGGCGTCCGGCCCGAACAGCTCCTTCAGAACCTCGGACCAGTACGCAGACCCCGGCGCCCACCGGACGGCGCTGGCACCATCATCCCGCAGTCGCTCCACCTCCGCCCGCAGCCGCTCGACCTCGGTGCGCAGGTTGTCGGCTTCGGCTTGGGCTGCGCGCGCTTTGGCGCCGTTGCTCATCGCTTGCTGAAGATGCTGCTCGGCCTCCGCCCGCAGCGCCTCGATCTTGTCGGTGGAGTCACGAACAGTGTCCTCCAATCGGGTTCGCAAGGCGTCGATCTCGGCCTGTAGCGATGCTACGGCGCGGGCGACGTTGGCGCGGGCGTAGTCGTGCATACGGTCAACGAGCATTACGCCCTTGTCGCACTCAAAGTCATCAGCGGGGATGGTGTAGTTGCTCATCCACTTCGGCAGCGGCAGCAGATCAGTCTCGGTGGTCATGGCTGGCTCCTGGTAATCGGTGGTGGGGGCTGCGGGCTGCGAAGCGGCGTGTTTCGGATACCGACAACACTCGCGCACCTCGTCCAGCTTGCCCCAGACGCGCAGCACTTCCTCGCTGATGAGCACGTAGCCTTCCGGCGGCGTGTACCGTGCGATAACAGCCCGAGCGAAGGCGTTGGCCCTTTCGACCACGCCCTCGGCTCCCGTTCCGTACTCATAGATGTGGTCCAGCAGACTGTCGAACTCGGGCATCCCGACGACGTTGACATCACTCACTTCCCTTCCCCCTTCGCCAGCGCGGCTTTGGCCGCCTCATGCGCTCGCATCGGCGTTTCAGGATCGAAACCCAAGCGCCGATACGTGTCCGCTGATGGAATCCAATTAACCAACACTTTCAGCGCTTCACGCAGCGCATCCCGTTCTTCCACCAGCGTCTGGACGGTGTCGGGATCGCACGCGGCGATGAGGGCAGCGTTGGCGCGGGCGTTGGGTAGCGCCTGAAGGCGCGCGCCGAATCCAATATAGTCGTCTGGCGTGACATCCTCGTACAGCGTGCAGATGATAGGATCGTTCCAGCGGCAGCCCTCGTTTTCCGGCAGGGCGACCGTCACGTAAGGGTAGCTGTCGCCATCGATCACGCGCCTTGGGCCGGACGTCGGCCCCATCGCCAACGCCTGGCGGATGTTCGCGTAGGGATCAGTCATCGCTGCTCTCCTTCGCCAGTGCAGCTTTGATCTTTCGCCGCATACCCCAGTACGAGCACGTGCACACTCCGACCGAGTGGTCGCACGTGTCAATCTCCTCATCGAGCCAATCCAGCTCGTTGTCGGCGTCCTTCAGCGCCTCGCGCAGCGTCTCGTTCTCGGCCTTCAGCGATACCAGTGCCTCCCGCAGCGCGTCTCGTTCCAGCACGATGGCCTGCGCAGCCTTGATCGACTCGTAGTCGCCATGGACGAACAAGTTCCCGCCACCGGAGCCGACGCCCATCGTCACAGCGGTCATGGGCTGCAACCTCTCCACCTCCGCCGCCAGCCGTTCGACCTGCCTAACGGCGCACTCGTAGTGCCTCGGGCCCCAGCTCCAGCAGTCGTCGGCGTGGGCGTTTTGGTGGTCAGTCATTGCTCAGTCCTCTCAGTTCCAGCCGTGACTTCACGGCAGCGGCGATCTGGGCTGCAACTGCTTCTCGGCATTCGTTGCAGACTTCTTTGTATTCGATCACTGAACTCTGCCAATTTCTGTTCGTGCTCACTTCACCCATCGGGTTGCTGCACGGGAGGTAGACTTTCAGGTACAGACCAACAGCTTGAAGATACCATTTCGTCTCCTCTACCCGCGCATGACACAAGTCGCAGACAAACACGTTCTCTCTCATTGCTGCTCTCCTTTGGGTGCTGGTGGCGCTGGGCGTTTTCCCTTCGGCATCCAGTGCGTGTAGTACGGCGCGTCTGCCCGAGAGAAATGGACGCTGCTTACGTCTGCAAACACTTTGTCGTACACCCACACGGTGCCAGATTCATCCGCATCGTCTACGGTTGGCCTGCGGTCGGTCATACGAATCCAATTCATATCGTCGCGGCCTACTCCTCGGTGTGCCCGGCGCGCACTCGTGCCTCTTTGATCTGCTCGGGGATTGGTTGCTCTGCGGTGCTTATCGCTTCTGATCCTTCATCTTTCGCCTCGATTGCTGGGCGAACGCGCTTAACAGCTGGTAGGAAATGCGCTGGATGCTGTACGCCTCGAATTCGTCGCTGGGTGACTTCTCGCCGATGTCCTCGCAAAACGCTTGCCACACGTGCACGGCCTCGTGGACCAGCAGGGCGGCTACGTCAACGGGAGAGCGCCGGCTAACGTCTCCTAAGCAAACGACCGCGACCAAGCCGTGATCTTGGTTCTCCAGCAGATGAGTGGTCGCGTCGGCGCGCTTGCCCACCCAAGGACGCCGCTGATGGGCCGGAACCTTGAGGTAGTCCAGCACCGCGTGGTAGTCCTTCTCTGTGGTGCACAGGCACAGATACGGGCCGATGATCAGAGAACGGTCCAGCCAAGGAACTGATCTAGCCTTGCGCTTCAAGTCTGCTCCTCAAAGATCACGGTAAGGCACGCACCTTCGCAAGCGTGCGTTCCGCCAATTCAACCGCTTCGTCTGTAGGCAATGGGGCTTCATCGTCAAAACCCCGACAGCGCCCATGTGCGTACCACTCCAACGACTGGGCTACTTTTTTCAGCGCCTCTTCCAGCCGCTCGGCACGGGCCTCGGCTTCGCCGTGTAGTTCCGCCTGTGCGGTGGCAACGCGCTTCCACTCAGCCACCTCCGCCCGCAGCGCTTCGAGTGTGGCGGCAGCTTCGGAGAGCAGCGAGAAGTCACCGTTCCCGAGTTCATCGGAACCCTCAAAGGCGCGTAGCCGTTCAATCAGGTCAGCCATTTCCCCCTCCGTTTGCCGCTGCGATGGCGGCATCTCCGCACATCGTTGGATCTGACATATCCTCGCGCAGGGCCTCGTCCAGCGGCATGTGAGTAACTCCCAGCCACCCCAGGTACTTGATGGCACAGCGCCTCATAGCCTCGTTTTCGCGTGCAAGCGCATCCCTCTCCGCCAGCAGCTCGCACAGGGCGGCGCGATGCTTGTCTATGCTCTCGTACATGGCTAGCTCGAAGCGGCGGTCCTCGTCCGTATGGCAGCCGAACCCCCTTTTGGCCTGAGTCGCGCCCAGCAGACGTGCCGCCTCCACCAGTTCGTCCAGCTCCCGCAGCACTTCGATGTTCGTGTTCATGGCTCGGCTCCCTCGCCCAATCGCTCGCGCAGGGCAGGAATGAGTTCCTTGCGCTCATCCGCATTGGTGCCGCAGCGAAGTTCTAAAGCTTCCAGCGCCTGCCGCAGCAGGGCTTCATCGCGCTGTTCGCGTTCTTCCAGTTCCCGCAGCGCCTCCGCCAGTCGCGCGGCGCGGGCTTCGGCTTCGGCCTTTGCGGCGGAAACGCGCTCCCACTCGGCCACCAGCAGCCTGATTTCCTCGATCGCGCACTCGTAGTGCCTCGGGCCCCAGCCCCAGCAGCTGGGGGCATGCGTGATCTGGCGGTCAGTCACTGCTGCTCTCCTTTTTTCTGTGGCTGTGGTTCACAAAGCCCCAGATTCCGCGCGGTTTGTTGCTATCCTCATAGCCCTCGCAAGAGGGGCAAAGCGGCGCTCCGCAAACGAACTGACCGGCATAGCTGCATTCATGGTCGGCTTGATTCCCGCACACACAGCACTTTTTCTGGAGGTGCGTATCGCAGAAATCTCCTTGACTTGTGGCTGCGTTGCACCGCCCGACCCAAGCGACGACAAATTTGCATTTGTTTTCGTGTCGGTCAGTCACCCTTTGCCCTCCAGTCTGGAACCGCCATCCACGCCACGATGTCGTCCCGGTCCACATCACGGAAATCCCGACCCCACTCGGCAGGCCAAGAATTGGTGGTCTTGGCGTACCACATACCGACCTCGACGTTGTCCTTACTGTCGCGGGCCACGTACAGCCCTTCGGTGACAGGGTCTTCGCCTTCTTGCCAACCGCAGGCGTCCATAGCGAAGTCAACACCTTCCTTCCACGCTTTGTCGACAGCTTTTCGCAGCGTGGCCATCTCTTCCCGCGCCGCTTCGAGCGCGTCGGCGGCTTCTTCCGCAACGGAAACGTCGGAGTGTTCGTACCGAGCCAGTGCCCGCAGCCTCTCGATCAAGTCGTTCATGTTCAGTCCCGACTCCTGTTGCTCCAAAAAACAAGCCCCCAGCAGCAACCTCCGACGAAACACGCGGCGAAAACTGCGAACCACACTCCACGATCAAGCCCGGCAACCAGGCTAGCGAACGTCATGAAGGTGGCTACAGGGACTCCAGGGTGGTCTCTCAGGCGCTGCCAGTAAGTACGGCGAATTTCGCGGTCAGCCACTCTTCGCCGCTCCGTTGTCGACGCCGATCTGGAAAGGCGTCTTGATCGGCAGGTCTTTGATCGCCTCGTATATGTGCGTCGCGGTCTCCATGTCGCCGCACACCAGAAAGAAAGGGATGTCGAAGCAGTGCCATTTGCCGGGCTGAATGTTCGACGCGACAGCCTGCTGCCGCGGCTTCATGTACTCGACAAGCTCAGGCGGAAAAGTCACGCCTGCGCGGCGCTGGATGTCCTCGACACTCAGGTTTCCAAGATAGATGCAGCTCACCCTTCATCCCTCCTAAACGTGTTTAAAAAACCTCCTCGTCCCCAGGGGAGAAGAGACGAGGAGGACCCTTTCTCCCGGGCTGGGGGTGCGCCCGGGACCACTGGGCCAGTGGATCAGTTGGCCTGGCGAATGATACGCGCGGGCGCCATCGCCTTGGCGACGATGTCGCGCGCTGCGGCCTCGATCTCGACGAGCGACGGCATGTCGTCGTCCCTGCCGAAAGCTCGGCCGATCCAGATGCCCAGCGGCTCGGCCACCTCATACGCCCAGACGCCCGGCCATTCGCCCTGTATTTCCTCGTACAGGCGGGCCAGCACTCGCGCGGTATCTTCCAACACCAACGCACGTTCAACAGACAGCGCCGTGGCGCGGCCAGTCTCGGCTGCCCCTTGCGTCCAACCACACACCAGTAGGGCGAAGTCTGCGGGGTCATAATCGGTCATGTTGGATCTCCTCTGGATCGGTCAGGCGCCGTGCGCGAGGGCCCCGGCCACCAGCAAGGCTTCTGCGAACCTGTAGTAGCGTCGGGCCTCCGTGAGCGTCCTGAAGGTCTCCCAGAAGCGCCTGACCTTCTTCTCGTGGTCGTACGCCCGCACGTGGTAGACGCTATGCCGATACAACAGCGTGACTTGGACGGAGCCGTAATACTTCTCCTCCATGTACCCGCAGGCCAAGGCGTACGGGGTGAGCCACCCGTCTTTCGTGTAGAACCTCGGGTGCGTCAGATGGCGCGGATCAACCTTCATGGTTCAGTAGTGCTCCGCTTCGGCTCGGGTGATGTAAAAGTGGATGCCCGACGCGCACTCCTGGCGCCAGTCGTCCTCGAACCGGTCCGCCACGACGCGCTCGCCTACGCGGTATGTGGTCTTGCCGTCGTGCAGACTGATGCCGACCTCACCGCCGATGACCTCAAGCACGTCCGCGAACTCGGCCCGGCACTTGCGCCCGAACGCGTGGGACCGCTTCGCGTCAGCAGGAATGCGCAGCTTGACGAGCACGCCATCCTGGCACTTCTTCCATCCGATCAGATCACCGTCTGGAAGGATTCGGGTCCTGGCAAAGGCCAGTTCGGTAAGATCGACTTTGGCCAGGTGTGCTTCGGACAGGTCCGCGCCGATGAGGTCCGCATTGTCCAGGCGCGCTCCGGTCAGGTCCGCATTGCGTAGGACTGCGCCGGACAGCCTCGCGCGAGACAGGTTTGCGCCGCGCAGATCCGCGTGAGGCAGGTCTGCGCCGCGCAGGTTCGCATCAAACAGGCGTGCGTCACGCAGGTCTGCGTAGGGCAGACTCGCTCCGACCAAAACTGCGTAAGACAGGTTTGCGCCGTACAAGTTCGCGCGCATCAGAGACGCGCGGGGCAGGTACGCGCCGTGCAGGCTTGCGTAAGACAGGTTCGCATTGTCCAGAATTGCGCGAGACAGGTTTGCGCCGCACAGGTCTGCGTCTACCAGGTTCGCGCCGTCCAGGTTCGCGTGGGACAGGTTCGCGCTGCACAGGTATGCTTCGGCCAGAGCCTCGCCATTCGGGTCTACGTTGTACGCGCATTGGACTGCGTACCCGAGCTGCTCGCCGTAGCTTTTCCTGGCGATCTCTGCAGGCAGTTCACACTCGAACTGGACTTTGCCGTTCCATCGATTCATGATTGCGAATTTCATGGCCTGACCTTTTGCTTACGGGATGATCTCCAGGCGCCAACCTGTGCAGCACGCCCGCAGCTGCTCATACACCTCGTGCGACACGTTGATGCACCCATCGGTGACGGGCGGGCGCTTCGTTCGCTGCAGCAGCTGTTCACGCGCAGGGCTGGGCGGACGATGAATGGCGAACACGCCGCCTCTGCCATCGCGGGCGAACTCCAGCACATCGCCCCCGTACTGAGGCGCAGACACCTCCAGACGGCGGAGCTGAAACGCGCCGTGCGGTGTATCAGGTCCGACGAGCGCCGGGTGGCACATGCCGGCAAAGCACAGTAGAGCTTCGCTGAGTAGGACGTGGATCGTCGTGCTCATGCGGGGCTTCCAGATAGGTGGTGGGCGGCGCCCTGCTGCTCGGGGCAGGCATCTGGGGAGAGACGCAGCAGGACGCCGCTTTGGCGTCTCACGACGCGACGGAGCCACCCCTCCGCGTTAACCTCGAATGTCCAGCTCCGGAGCGGACTGCAGCGGCAGCTCGCACTCCTGCAGCTGGATGCGCAGGATGGTGCGCTGCACCGAGCTACCCGAGCTGGCGCCGGCCTGGCCCCAGTCGCCGCCGGTCTTGCCGCCGCCCAGGCCCAGCGCACGGCTGGCAGCCACGCCGTTGACCGAGGCGAAGGTGACCACCTGGTGGCCGAACACGTGGGTCACGCCCTGCGGGTCGGTCCAGTACCGGTACGGCTCATCGGCCGGCACCAGCTCATCGTCCACGCCCAGGTCGATGGTCGAGCGCTTGACCAGGCCGACATAGGTACCAGTGACCCGCTCCTGGCGCTTGGCCTGACGGGGGCCGCACACGCCGCGGTCCACCACGAGGGTCGGACCGGCCACCAGGGCCGGCGCGGCGGTCTGGATCGTGGGCAGGTACAGCGCCTGCGCCTCGTAGTGGGTCGAGCTGCGATCGGACGCATCGACCGCCACCTGGCTGTTGCCGGCGTTGCTGGTGCTGGCGTCCGCGTGCCCGCCGGCGCTCACCGACGAGCTGGTGGTGTCACCGATCGACTGGCCCTGCGTCGCAGCCGCCCCGGAGACGCTGGCCGAGTTGCCGGAGTCGTTGATGCCCTGCGACTGGCCCTGCTTGGCCGCAGCACCGGAGACACTGGCCGAGTTGCCGGAGTCGTTGATGCCCTGCGACTGGCCCTGCGCCTGGCCCTGCTTGGCCGAGGCATCGCCGCCGGTGGCGTAGCCGACGCCCAGACCGAGGCCGGCACCGATCGCACCGGCCGAGGCGTTGGCGTTGTTGTCGCCGCCGCTCGGCGGGGCCGGCTCTTCCTGCGCCGGAGGCGGGTTGCAGTTCGGCCACTTGCCGCCGAACTCGCACTTGTTGGTGTTGCCTGCCACCGCCGGCAGGGCCATGCCCACACCGATCAGCAGCGCCATCAGCTGCTTGTTGAAGTTCAGAGTCATTGCTGTTTATCTCCCAGGGATGGAAAAAACAACGGACCGCGCCCCCCTGTGAAAGCGCGGTCCGCCGAGAAAACCTGTGGAACGTGCTCAGTTGAGCTTGTCTTTGTCCTGCGTCTTCTGCAGCTGCGCAAGCAGCGCGCTCTGGTCGACGTAGGCGTAACCGATCAGCATGTTGGCCAGTGCATCGAGGAGGTTGTAGACCGCCTTCGCATCGGCGAACTCGATCGTGAGCTTCACATCGCCAGAAGGCAGCGGGAGCGTGACCTCAAGGATGGGCGCCAGCTTGTCCGGCTCGTAGGTGTTGATGGTCGCGCCCGACTGGAACTTGCTCGCGCCCGTGATGACCAGGTAACCGTCGGAGTCGACGTGTCGGGGTTCGCATGTGGCGCCCTTCATCACCTTGTCGATGAGTTCGCGCAGGCGCTCGCGCATGTCGTCAGAATCGTTGCTCATTGCTTGGCTCCAAATTTGACCACGTTGTCTCTACGTGCCTCGGACAACTGTTCGACCAGCTCTTTGAACTCATCGTCCGGTGCTGTCCACGGGCCCATCTTGAACCCGTATACGGTGCGCCCAGCGCGACGGCTGTAGTGCGGCGCCGGATCGGCGAAGTCGTAGCGGCGTAGCATCTTGCGGAAGGCCGCCTGGCTCTCGACCGCCTTGGGGTCCTGCATGACCACCCGGAACAGCACGTACAGGTCGTTGTACCCAGCCACGGTGAGCGAGTTGTCCAGCATGCCGCGCAGCAGATCGTCGTACTCGGAGATAGGCAGGATGCCGCCCATGCCGACCTTGATCTGGGCGGCTGTGGGGCGCGCGGCGAGGAAGAAGTTGGTATCGCCCTGGCGAATGGCCATTGCGATGGCGTCGGGCATGCCGTGAGTTGCCTCGAACAGCTTCTTCTTGGCTTCGTTCTCCAGCGGGTTGTGCAGCCACTCTTCGTTGACGATCAGGCTGCCCAGCAGCTTGGCCAGTTCAGGCAGCTCCAGGCCCTGCTGGATCACCGACACTTCGTGCGGCGTGGGCAGGAACCGTTCTTCCTGACGCGGGGCTACGTTCCAACGACGGTCACCGGGACTGAGCAACAACGGACGACGAACGTTGGACGCCACGATGAAGTTGGCCGTGTTCGGGACCGACTCTTCGACCCGGTACTTCTGGTTGATGATGATCTTCGGCTCGGTGATCCAGTTACGCAGCCGCGACATCACTTCGACGGGGTCCATCGTCTTGGACATGTTGGCCTCGTCGATCATCACCATCAGCTTGCCTTCCAGCAGGCTGTTGAAGTTGCCTGCCAGGTCTTTCATCATGACCTGGACGCAATGGTCACGACCGAACAGCGGCTGCAGCACGTGCTCGAAGAGCATGCCTTTACCGGTGCCTTCGGTGCCGTGCAGCAGCCAAGCCGTGCCGGGCTTCTTGCGCGTCTGGAAGATGTACGCCACCCAGTTCAGAAAGCGCCGGATCGAGTCCTTGTCGCCTGCGAACACGCTCATCATCAGCTTGCCCAGCACCGGGCAGTTCTGTCCCAGCACGTTCAGACATTCGGACGGGTCGAGCGTTCGCGCGATGCCGCTGAACTCCTTCATGAACTCGGTCCGTGCGAACAGGTTGATCACGGGGTAACCCTCTTCGTAACGGATGTCAGACGTGACGTCGTAGATCAGGTCGTAGTGCGGCAGGGTCGGTTTGGCGATGGCGCCCATCTGGGCCAGCCAGGCGTAGGCCGCTTCGGTGGTCGATTTGTCCACACGCAGCCGGTCGCTGACCCGATCGTAGGTGCCGATGTAGACGTTCGAGCCTCGGTTGGTCGCATAGAACGCCAGCACCTCCGTGCTCTCCGACAGCGACGACAGCGCGCGCTGTGCCCGCGGCGCGGCTGCGACCAGCTTCTCGTACAGCTTGGGCGCCACCAGATTGGTGTGCATGAAGGGCTCGCCCTTGAAGTTGCCGATCACGTTCGGCCGCTTCAGGTCGATGTAGTACGCCATCGAGTCACCGCCGTTCACGTTGAACCGCAGGTGCCCCGACGGCGAGACCCGGATGTCCGAGATGACGATCTCACCCGCGCCGCCCAGGTCCGTGTAGAACTCCTGCCCGCCGATCACGCGTGTCTCCAGCTGCAGCGCGGGCAAGCCCAACTCATCGCGCAGCTTGTTGACGTGCTCTCGCAGCACCGTGGAGTCCACTTTGGTGAAGTGTGGGATGGTCAGAGCCCGCACGTCCCCCGGGTAGAATCGCACCGCCTCGCTGAGCGGTGGAGCAAAGCCGACACAACGAGGCGGTGCGATGTAGATCAACTTGGCCGGTGAACTGACCGAAGTATCCAGTGGGTAGGACAACGCGCGCTGTGAGTCGGTCAGCCGGATCTCGTCACGTAGCGCAGGCTGCGTCCAATTCAGGTACAGCAGCCAGTCACGCAGTACTTCGGTCGAGACCGGCTGGGTCAGCTTCATGAATATATGTGCCGACAGCTTCGTCGCATGTGGATGGAAGCAGCTGGCCGAGAGCTGGATGACCATGTCCACGTCGTGGGTGATCGGCGGCAGGTACTTCTCCACCGCCTCCAACGCCCCTTCGAACGTCGGCGGACAGTCGACCTTGTCGAAGTCGAAGCAGATCCACTCGTGATCGGCCGTCATCACGGTACGCCCTGCGCGCGACTCATCCACGAGCGGCGCGTCAAGCTCGCCCTTCAACAGACACCAGCCTCGACGACCGTAGTGGTCCACGGCCCGGGCGAACGCGCGCATGTCCTGAGCGTCCACCGCCTCCGAGGTCATCTTCGAGACCATCGGATAACTGGTGACGGTGTACTCGCCGGTCCTGGGGGAAAAAGCGATGGTCTTCGTCAGCGGGATGCTGGCCGACAAGAACGTGAGGAGCATACTGACCCTGATAACGTGGGTCCGCCATCGGCGGGGATGCGACCGCTGCTGATGCTATGCCCAAGCGACGGGAGCGTCAAGACTACGCCAAAAGTCCCCTGGTCAGGTGCCGTACCTGCACCAGTATCCGATCAGCAGGAGACTCACACCGGCCAGATACAGCCCGGCGATGCCGAGCATCTTCTTCAGCGCGGTGTTGCGTCGTGGCGGTCGTCCTGTGCAGTACGTGATCGAGTCGTAGACCGCACGGGCCAGCATCCGTTCTGCGAGCTTCTCGTTCATGCTGATCTCCTGCTCTTGAGGTTGTTCCAGGTCAGCGGCTGGTCTGCTTCACGCAGGCTCTTCAGTCGTCCTTGGATCGTGGACAGGGACAGCCCCAGGCGCTCAGCGATCTGGCGCGAAGTCAGGTACTCTCCTTCGACGTGGTAGGTGTATTTGCGCGCGTACGCGCGTCCACCACGGGGGCTGTACCAACCACTGAGGCGAGGATCGCCGGGCTCCAGACGCAGCCCTTGTCCATTGCGACGTGGAGTTTCAGTCACGACGACGATCCAACTTCCTGCACAGGAGCATCACGGACAGCACGAGGATGCCCAGGAGGTAGATCCCCAGCACCACCGCGACGATGCACAACAGGCTATGCGTCAAGGTCTGCCACACGGTAGAACTCCCGCTTGAAGAACCAACGCGGCACGACGAGCAGGGGAATGTTGCTCGTGTTGTGCGCCGCTTGCAGCATGATGTTGCCATCACGCGCGCCGACCACGCGCCAGGCCAGAGGCGGGTTGTGTATGGACCATCGGTACGCCCAGTAATGCCGCAGAATACGACGCGTGTCGTACCAGGTGTAGACGTGCCAGGCGCCAAGGGCGACGAGCGTAGCGAAAAGCAGGGTCAGCCACATCATTCTTGCTGCTCCATGTAACGACGGCGGATGTAGTTGAAGTACCGGTACATCGTGGCCCGGGATATCGGGTTCACGTCACCGTAGAGCTGGTTGTAGGCCGCTTCGAATCGCCGCAGGGTCAATTCCTGCTGCTCCAACAATGGGAGCAGGCGCTCGTACAACGTGTTGAGCATTTCGTACGTCACCCGACGGGGGCGGCCGGGGCGGCTGGGCGGAGTCATGCTGCGCAAGAGCCTGGCGACAGTGTGATCCGCCACAGGGTACCCGAGCAGCTTCTCCACTTCGTAGCGCACCTCGACGGTGTGCAAGGGACGAGCGGCGGTCGAAGGACGTCGACGAAGTGCCTGGATCGCCGATTGAAGGGCTTCGGGCGGCACTGGCCCGCCACTGCCGGGGGCGCCTCGACGTCCTCGGTGCAGCTGCAGCTGGTCCTGCAGGCCCAGGGCCTGTACTGCCTTGCGCGCCAGATAGCGCGTGACACCGGCGTGCCGCGCCAATGCGCCCAGGGTGCGGTGGCCTTGGGCGTAGGCGGCTTCTACGGCTTTGATAGCTGAATGCAGCTTGACTTTCTTGATGCGAGGCATTGACGGATTGGGTCAGGTTGTGGCTGGAGGGACGAGCATAGCGCGGCGTTATTGAGTGTTTCAATACTTGGTGTCAACGGTGTTGCCATGGGCGGGAATTGGTGACTCTTATGTCGACCGAAACCCTTGGCGCACAAGGCTTTGGGGCTTGTTCAAAACTAAATGTAAAACTTATGTTAAGGGGTACCTGGTGGGGGATGTACCCCGGGGTGCGGACGACGGGCGACGGGCGACGGATGTCGTAAGTAGTTGATAGTTCGTCGTGCGCAAGGAATTCGAATTTCTTCGTGCAGTCTCAAAAGTAAGGGCCAGAAATTCGTTTGAGGGTGCTCTCTCCCTAACTCCTTATTTCTTATACTCTTTCTTCTTCAGTTCTTAGACTTAGGAAGAAAAAGTATGGGGAAAGAAGCGTTATTAAATAGTGGCGTAGTAAATAACAGCGCCTGGGAAGAAAGGTTCTGGAAAATTACTTTTAACATTTGGCGGGACCTGAACGCCGGCTGACTTCTTGGGCGTCCGCCTGGTCCCCTTCCTGGCCTCGCTGCCCGTCGCACTTCGCCTTGGTCACGACGCACGTCGCACTGGTCACGTCGTACGTCGCACTCATCACTGGTCACGACGCACTTCGCACGACGCACGACGCACGCCGCACGACGCACTGGTCACGTCGCACTCATCACCACGTACGGCGCACGACGCACGTCGTACGTCGCGCTTTTCATCGCCTGCCACGTGTCCCGTTGCGACGAAAAAAGGGACCGCCCTCGCGGACGGTCCCTCGAAGTACATCAATCAGCGCTGGACGCGGTGCACACGCGGCTGCTTGAGCGAAGCCGCGACGATCGCAGCCGCAGCCGCCTGCGCCTTGGCCAGCGCGCGCAGCCGCTCCTCACGCCGGCGCTGCTGCGACGCACGACGTGCGACTTCCGCAGCATCCAGTGCCGTCATGGCGTCGGTGATCGGCGTGAACGTGCCGTCCCAGTTCTGCGTGTTTGCGTACGGCATCTGGCGCTCGCTGGGCCAGCCCACCGACTCCAGCTGGTACTGGAACAGCAGCCGCACGTCCTCCAGCGCGCGCACGACCGCTTCGGTCAGCTCGTCCGAGCCGTACTTCTCGCGCATGTACTGCAGCTCGATCTCACGCCGCAGCTCGTAGCCCTGCTCGTCGCGCATGAAGTCATCGAACTCCTTCTCGCGCGTGTCCTCGCAGCTGAGCACCTGGTCGTCCACGACCCGGCCCAGCGCCTCTTCGATGTACGTGGAGGACACGTAGCGCTCGAAGAACGCATGCACCGTGGCTTCGTCGCTGTACGCGTCCATGCCCTCGGCCGCGCGGTAGTCCAGGTTGGCGAAGAACACGCAGTTCTTCAGGACGCGGTAGAGGACGCGGTACAGCTGACCGGGCACGTCGAGCGTCGGGGTGGCGCTCACGACCGCCTGCACGAGGGTCGCCAGGTCGTTGTCGCACGCCCGCACCAGCGCGGCCAGCTGCTGCGCTTCCTCGCGCGCGTCGGGGTCCTGCAGCCCGCGCCCGTCGTTGCGGGAGAGCGAGTCCAGCGCGCGATCAATCAGGGACCACGAGCCCGGCGCCAGCTCCAGCGTCTGCAGCGCCTCGCTGGCCCGCCGCATGGTCTCCTCTTCGGTCAGCGGCGTCTCCAGGTCGTCGAACGAGGTGTCCGCGGCCTGCGCGGTCGGCTCGGGCGTGACCTCGCGGTACTCGTCCGTCAGCTCACGGCCGATGGCGGTGTTGGTGTCGATGCCCAGCGACTTCTTGATGCGCTGCGTGATCGAGGTGTTCATCTCTGTGTCTCCTTGTGTCGTTGAACGTTGAACGTTGAACGTTGTACTGCGTCACTTGGCCGGGGGCACCTCGTCCGGCCTGCCCTTCCTGGTTGTACTACCGCTCACGTGAGGCCACGCTTGCGGTTGATCTCGCGGGCGCGGTGCATGATCTCCTGCACGTCCTGCACCAGCGCGGCGTGCTGCTCCGGCGAGAGGTCATCCATCTCGCGCAGGCGTCGCTGCAGCACCGCCAGCCCGTCTGCGTAGAGCCGGGCGTCGTACTCCAGCCGCACTTCACGTGCGAACTGCCGCGCGTAATGCCCGAGCTTCTTAATCCGTCGCACGTCGAACATTGGTCAGAACCTCCATCTGTTCGGGACTGAATCCGGCGATCTCGCCCAACATCTGCGGCAACTGGGAGAGGTCACCGGTGAAACTGGCCTGCGGCAAGTGCAGCTCGTACACGCACTGGCCGCGGTCGTCCGTGATCACCACATCAAGTTGCTTCGTCGCAAAGTGCACACGCATGTTCGTGCTCCTATGGTCAAGGACACCCTCATCGCTGCGCCCGAGGAGCGCAGCGACGAGGGCCTTCAGCGCGCGCTCAACGGGCGACACGCGTGAGCACGCCGGCGTATCGCACCCAGCGCCAGTCGCTGAACGAGAAGCGCTCGTAGCCGAACAGCCAGCGGTAGACACGGAACGACAGCGAGAACAGGATGCCGGCAGCCTCTGCCTGCAGCAGGCCGAGGGTCGAGGTGCCGAGGAACACCCACAAGATGGTGCCGTGGATGAGGAAGTCCAGCACCATGGCGTAGCCCATCAGGCGGCGCACGCTGCGCGGGGAGAAGTGCGAGCACAACAAGGCCATGGAACCGAACGTGATGATGGCGGCGAGAATCCAGCTCATTCCAGATACTCCGGATAGTCAGACAACCACGTCGTCACAACGAACGCGGCAACGAAGGCGAGTGCAGCACCCACTGCCCCCCAGCGAGGGAGGGCAGCGAGCGCAGCCAGGGCAGCGATGATCAGCGCAGCGTACGGCATGTCGAACTCCACTTCGGGTGGAAGATGCGCTTCCAGAACACGGGGCGGATGAAGCCGGCGAGTTCGATATGCTCGGCGTGCTGAAGCGCGCGGTCATACGACGAGAACACGTGGTCGAGCTGGAGCCCGAGCTTCGGACTCCAGCGCACACGCAGCACGTAGCCCGTCGCGTCAGCGCGAGGCACGACGTGCGGCGTACGACCATGCAGGAACCACCGCGTGTGGTCATCGAGGAGAGGCACTTGACGCATGGGTTACTCCTTCAGCAGGTCGTCGAGGCGGACAGGGCGGGGCTCGGGGGCCGCGCACAAGGCATCTATCTCGCGCCAGTACTCCTTGAGGTACTCGTCGCAGTACGCCCGGCCAGCAGGCGACAGCTCGTGGTACCTGGCCTCGCCATTCATCCACGCGTTGAACTCCACCAGCACGACATCGATCTCGGTCACGACACTAATCTCCAGTCAACGTAGCGACATCGCTACACACCTATCGATGAGCCCTTCGCGCGAAGCGCGAAGGGCCTGGTGTTTGAGGGACAGGAAGGCGGGGCTCACGCCCGCACCTCCGGCTTGACGACGCGCACGTACCAGTAGCGCTTGGACCTGCCGAGCTTGAACTTGGCCACGAGCCCACACTGCGCGCAGCCGTGCGCAAACTTCGCAGCATCGGACTGCGAGCCGACACGCACGATGCGCAGGTTCTTCTCACGACGCACGACGGTGTGCGGGATGAGGGACAGGAACGCGTAACTCACGACAGCACCTCCAAGGTCGACGGGCAAAAAGAAAAGCCCCGGCAAGCGCCGGGGCGATGGGAGGTCAGAACAGGTCGGTCACAACGCCGATGACAGAGGCGGTGGCAGCGCCGACACCGGCCGCAACGCCCGCAGTGCGCAGGGTCTCCTTGTTGCGCGAGACCGTACGACGCATCTTCGTGTAGGCCTGCTGAGCCTTCGCAGCCAGCATCTGGGCCGAGGTCTGGACGGGGGCCTTACGCTTCTTGGCCATGTTCGCAACTCCTGGTTGAGCCAGCGGAATTACTGGCATACGCATAGATGCGCCCGAGGAGCGCAGCGACGAGGGCCCGGGGGATATGGAGTTCCTTCGGAGATCGCGGGAACGCAAAAGCGATCGGCCACGGTGGGCTGAGCGTTACCCGGGGGTAGGGGGACCCATGTCGCAAGGAGCCTTGTTTTCCTGGACGCAGTTGGGGTACTATTCCCCCATGCCCAGTCCTGCCCAAACCAAGTACCGCGTCCGTCGCCGCATGTCGTCCAAAGGACCACGCTCTGCGCGCGCACTACTGCGCTCGTACCTCCGCGAACGTGGGGTGCTGATCAAAGAGCTGGCCACCGAAGCCTGGGGTGTGAAGGAGCGCACAGGTTTCGAGATCTTCTCCAAGCCCGACCGGCCGCTGGCCGCTGACTACGTCGAGGCGGCGATCAAATACCTGAACCTGTCGAACGAGGAAGCCCATGAGCTGCGAATCCGAGCCCTCCGTGAAGCCGGCTGGGGCGTCTGAGCCCGCCGTCCAGCTGATCGTCGATCCAGCGACCGGCACGCACTACTACGTCCCGCGCCCGTTGTTCCAGGACGCCGTCCTGGCCTGGGGCGCCCGGCAGCCGTTCGTAGACTTCGTTCTGGCGCTGGCGGACCGTCGCCAGGTGCCCGTCCAGCTGGGTCTTCCACTCGCTGTTGTTTGACGCTATCTTCCCCTCGTCGGCTCCGTCCGTCAGTCTATGCAGCCACGCCTTCCTTCTTCGTATCCGGTTCCTAGGAGGGAGAGATGACGAACGAGCGACCGGCCTATGGCCACGGCACTGCTGAGCGCTGGATCACCAGTGCCGTGGCTGTCATTTTGGTCTCTCTTGGCGGCTGGTTCGCCCGTGAGCAGTCGCAGGCGATCAAAGAACAGGCCATCAAGTTCGACGAGCTGAAAGACCGGTTCATCCGGGTCGAGTCCAAGGTGGAGTCCGTCCACCTGGCCCTGGTCGACATCCCGAACATCAAGATGGAGCTGGTCCGCATGGACCTGCGCCTGCAGCAGCTTGAGGCCAACAAGCGCGCCAACGAGCGCCGGGAGAGCGAGCGATGAAGAAGATCAGGCAGTGGCTGGAAGACCGGCTGATTCCGGACTGGAAACAGGCGTGGCGGTACCGGTCCACGCAGTTCCTGGCCCTGATTTTCCTCATGCCGGACGTGTTCAACGCCCTGGCGACCTACGGCGTGCTCGATCATCTCCCCACGCCCGCCGTGGCCACCATCAAGGTGCTGGCGGCGGCAGGGCTGTTCGGGCGTGTGTACAGGCAGAACCGTGAGCGGAAGGGTGCATAAAGCGGGGATCAAGGTCTTGCAGCGCCTGGAGCGTCAGAGATGGCATCAAAGCCGCGTCTGTCCGAAGCCGATTTCGCCCGAGCCGCGCTACAGCTTGGGGTTGACGTTGCCGCGGTCAAAGCCGTTACCGAAGTCGAGGCCCCCGGCGGCGGTTTCCTCGCCGACGGACGTCCCACGATCCTCTTCGAGCGGCACATCTTCGACCGTGAAACCGGTGGTCGGTACCGGTCCCATGTTCCGGATCTGAGTCACCCCACTCCGGGCGGGTACGGGCGCGTCAGTGAGCAGCACGAGCGCCTGGCCCGGGCTGCGGCGCTCGACCGTACGGCGGCGCTGCGGAGCTGCTCCTGGGGGCGTTTCCAGATCATGGGGTTCAACCACGCGCTGGCCGGCCACCCGACCCTGCAGGGGTTCGTCAACGCCATGTACCGGTCCGAAGGCGCCCAGCTGGACGCCTTCGTGGCCCTGCTCAAGAACCAGCCAGCCATTGCCAAGGCCCTGCGTGCGCGGGACTGGGCAGGCTTCGCACGTTTGTACAACGGCCCTGCCTACGCCAAGAACAAGTACGATACGAAGCTGGCAGCCGCGTACGCGAAACACCTACGATCGACGGGGTAAGCCATGCTGACGCGTATCGGGATTGTTTTTGCAGCGCTCCTGGCGCTTCTGGCTGGGGTCCAGACCTTGCGGCTGTACTCGACACGGGCGGAGCTGGAGGCGCTGCGCGCCGGACAGGCGCTGTGTGCCGAGGTCAACCAGCAGCAGACCAGGAAGATCGCCGAACTGGCCGCCTTGAACAACGCGCTGGTGGCCAGGAACGCAGCCGACCTGGCCAAAGCCCAGGAAGCGGCGTCCGAATACTTGTTGCTGGAGGCCGAGTATGAAGCACTTGCCAAGGAAAACGAGCGCCTGCGCGAGCAACAGGCCACACACGATCCGGCCATGGCGTCATGGCTGTCTGCTGGCATGGACCACCGTGTGGCTTGCAGCCTGTGGCGCAACCCAGCCCATTGTGCGGACTGAGGTCGTCGAGACCCGTGTCCCGGTCTACGTGCCCCTCGATCCGGCCCTGACGGCCGACCTGCCCGAGCCTGCGCCCCCGGCCTGGCGCTGTCAGGACGGCGCGGGTCGGCCGTCAGTGTGCAACCGCGACCACGTGAACTACACCGAAGCCCTGCGTACGTGGGGCAGGAAACTGCGTGCGAAGCTCGAACGTGTCCGAGAACTCCAACCACCCCCTGCAGAACGCCCTTGAGGCGCAATTCCCGCAACTGAGTGGCAAAATCCAGGTGCAGGACTTCACCGAGCGGATTTTCGTCACCCTGGACCTGCCCGAGAAAGGCAAGACGACACTGTCTACGCCCCATACCGTGAACGCTGCGGTCGAGCCGTGGCAATATTGGCTGGCCCGGTTCAGCGAACAGATTCGTCGGAGGCTCTGATCATGGCGTTCCGTCCTGCATACATCACCCTGCACATCTACCAGGGGCAGACCTTCGACGATGAAGTCAATTTCAAGGACGCCAACGGCGATCCGCTCGACTTCACCGACCTGGAGGCCCGTATGCAGGTGCGGCGGGCGGTCCAGGACGACGAGGTGCTGCTGGAGCTGTCCACCGAGGACGGCACCATCGAGCCTCTGGATGAGACCGGAACCGTGAAGTTCGCCGTAGATGCCGACATTACGGCGAATTTGCCGACAGATAACGTCCTGCAGACCTGGGTGTACGACCTGGAGCTGTACGGGGCGGGCCGGGTGACCCGGCTGATGGAGGGGTCCGTGGTCGTGTACCCCGAGGTGACGCGTGACTGAGGTCATTCGGGACTCCCGTTGCGCCGTCCAGACCGTCGTCCAGCGCGCGCCGGTCGTCGTGACGGTGCCCGTGACGGCCCGCAAGACAGTCTCCAAGCCCACTGAGACGGTCGTCAAGACTGTCCTGCCGGTGGAGACGACCAAAATCCTGCGTGAGCGGGTGTATCACGTGGACCGGGGCCCGCCAGGACCGCCTGGTCCGCCGGGTCCGCCCGGTCCTGCAGGCGGCACGGCCATTGAACTGCCTGCAGGTGAGGTGATCCATGGGCTGCGGGCGGTGCGAGCCACCGCCGGGGCGCTGTACCACCCCCTGTTGGCCGATCCGGACCACGCCGAGCAGGTCATCGGCATCGCGCTGCAGGCCGGCACCGGTGTCCTGCAGGTCCAGGTCAGCGGGCTGCTGACCGAGTCCAGTTGGGCCTGGCAGCCTGGGTTGGTGTATTGCGGGGACGGCGGAGTGCTGACACAATCCCCACCTGTGACGGGATGGTTGCTGGCCGTTGGCCGCGCGATCGCCGCAGATACCATTGAGATCGACATCGACACAGCCGTTTACCGGGGGTAACCCATGGCCGCCAAGCCGCTGCACCTGATCAACAACCGCATCACCGAGGTCGAGGCGAACGTTATCTCGCAGGGCGCCACCGACGCCGGGAAGCTGGTGGCGCTGGACGCCTCGGGCAAGCTCGACGTGTCGCTGCTGCCCACCGGCATCGGCGCCGACGTGGCCGTCATCGAGGCCAGCGAGAGCCTGGCGGCGGGGGACTTCGTCAACATCTACGACGACAGCGGCACGGCCAAGGTGCGCAAGGCGGACGCCTCGGACCCGGGCAAGCAGGCCCACGGGTTCGTGCTCAGCGCGGTGTCCGCCAGCGCCAACGCGACGGTGTACTTCGAAGGGGCGAACACCCAGCTGTCGGCGCTGACCCCGGGCACCACCTACGCGCTGGATCACAACACTCCGGGTGACGTGGTGGCGCTGGCCTCGGCGACGACCACGCCGGGGCACATCCTGCAGGTGGTCGGGGTGGCGGTGAGCGCCACTACCATCAACGTGGAGCTGGCCAAGCCGATCGTGCGCGGGTGACGCCGGCCCCTGCGCGGACAGGAGGGCAGCCATGGCGCAGACAGTGAAGTACCGTTACCGCAGTGCCGTCACCGGGCGGTTCGTGAAGGCATGGTACGCCGCCCGGTACCCCCGCAAGACGGTCCGCGAGCGAGTCAAACCGCTGCAGAAGAAGACGTGAACCCCGAGATCCGCCAGCAGATGACGGTGTGCGGCCTGGACGAGGCCGAACAGGCGCTGCTGTACCACGTCGAGGTCCTGCGCCTGCCGGTCAAGCGCGCGGCCGAGGTGGCCGGCGTGTCCAACGGCTATGAGGTCATGCAGCGCCCGCACGTGGTGGCTGCGCGCGAGCGCCTGCGCGTAGCCCTGCGCGAGCGGGTCGAGATCACCCGTGAGGACGTGATCGCCGGACTGAAGAAGGCCATCGACCAGGCGGAGATCCTGGCAGACCCGACCGCCCAGATCGCCGGCTGGCGCGAGATCGCCAAGCTGCTGGGCTACGACAAGACGCCCAACGTCAATATCCACATCCAGGGCAGCCTGGAGCAGATCCGGCAGCAGTACCGGCAGATGCCGCTGGACCAGCTGATGGCCGAGGCGGGCATGGACGGGGTGATCGACGCGGACTTCGTGAAGGTGCACGATGGCAGTTGAAGCGCAGTGCCCCGGATGCAAGCGGCTGCTGCCGCTCAAGCAGTTCCCGGTCCTGGACAAGGGGCCGCCGGTGCGCCTGTATGACTTCTGCACCGAGTGCATCGACCAGTTCGGCCTGGTGCACCTGTACCAGACCTACAGCGAAGGGGTCGATCCGCTCACCCGGCGCATGATGCTGCAGGATCGCAAGGCCGCCGAGCTGGACCGGCAGCGGGTGGAGCACGCTCGACTGGTCGAGGAGGCCCGCCGCGAGGCCGCCCAGCGTGAGCTGTGCCGGCGCGCGCTGTTGCCGTTCATCAAGCGGTTTTTCCCCGACTACGAGGCCGGCTGGGTGCACCAGGACATCTGCCGCCGCCTGGAGCGGTTCGTGCGCGACGTGGAGGCGAAGAAGTCGCCTCGATTGATCCTGACCATGCCGCCCCGGCACGGCAAGTCGACCATCGTCTCGGACATGTTCCCGTCCTGGGTGTTCGGACTGCACCCGGAGTGGGAGCTGATCGCGGCCAGCTACGCGGTGTCCCTGCCGGTCAGGTTCAGCCGCAACATACGCGACCGTATCCGCGATCCGAAATACCGGGCCGTGTTCGAGGACACCGAGCTGCGCGCCGACGCCCAGGGCGTGGAAGAGTGGCGGCTGACCCGCGGCGGCGGTTACCGCGCGGCCGGCGTAGGCGGCGGCATCACCGGTACGGGCGCGCATATCCTGCTGGTCGACGACCCGGTCAAGGACTGGTCCGAGGTCAAGTCCGAGCTGGTCCGCGAGAACGTGCGCAGCTGGTTCAACACGGCCGCGTACTCCCGTCTGGCCCCTGGCGGCGGGGTGCTGCTGGTCATGACCCGCTGGCACGACGACGACCTGGTCGGCAGCGTGCTGACGCAGATGCGCGAGCAGATCGACGCCGGCTGCGCCCCCGAGGAGATCGACAACTGGGAGCTGATCAACTACCCGGCCATCGCTACGGGTGACGAGTACCTGATGCCGGACGGCTCGATCCAGGTGGACCCGCCAGAGGCCAGCCTGGCCGGCGCGCGGCTGCTGCGCCGACGTGGCGAAGCCCTGCATCCGGAGCGCTACGACCTGGGCAAGCTGATGCGGATCAAGCACCGCTACAGCCCGCACGAGTGGGCGGCGCTGTACCAGCAGAACCCGGTGCCGGACGACGGGGCTTTCTTCAGCAAGGACATGTTCCGGCACTACGCCTACCTGCCGGGGATGCGCGAGGAGTACACCTACATCACCGCCTGGGACGTGGCCATCGGCGAGCAGCGGCGCAACGACTGGACGGTCGGCGTGGTCTGCGCGGTCAACGCCGCCGGCGACATGTACGTGGTGGACATGGTGCGCGGGCGGTACGGCACCTACGACCTGGTGCAGGCCGTGGTCAACATGATCGAGCAGTACGACTGCGCGGTGTTCGGCATGGAGCACGGCCAGATCAAGATGACCCTGTGGCCGCTGATCCTGGACGAGATCCGGCGCCGGCGCCTGGCCTGCTCGATCAACGACGACCTCAAGCCGATCACGGACAAGGAGACCCGTGCCACGCCGCTGCGCGGCCTGATGCAGCAGGGCCGGGTGTACTTCCCGCTGGCCTCGCACCGGCCGTGGGTGGAACGGGCCATCGAGGAGATGCTCCGGTTCCCCACGGGCAAACATGATGATATCGTCGATGCGCTTGCCTGGGCGGCTCGGATGTACCGCGCAGCGCCGCGTCCGCAGACGGCAGTGAATGAGGCGGCCCGCCGCGTGGTCAGTTGGCGCGAGCGGATTCACGAGTTCCCGGGGGTCGACGGTCTCGGCAGCTCGGGCGGTTCGTACATGGCGTACTGATATGAGCGAGCGCGAAAAGGCAGAAGAAACGTATCGCATCTACCGGTACGACCGGGAGAACGGCCACGAGCAGTACATACGGCGTGCCGAGGAGGCGCACCGGTACTACGCCTCGCAGCAGTGGTCGGAAGAGGATGCGGCAAGGCGGCGGCAGGAAGAGCGGCCGATGGTGACGGTCAACGAGATCTTCGAGACCGTCAACGCCATCTCCGGCGAGCTGTCGCAGCTGTCGACCGATGTGGCGTTCCAGGCCGACGTGGGCGGGGACCCCGCTACGGCGGACATCCTCAACAAGATGTCCGAGTATGTCGATCGACAGAACAAGCTGTACATCCACGACGACCGGGTGCGCCGTGACGGCCTGCTGACCGGCCGCGGGTTCTACGAGATTCGGGTCGAGTTCGATGACAACCTGCAGGGCAACATCAGGATTCGTTCGCGCCGCCCGCAGAACGTGATCCTGCCTGCTGACCTCGAAGAGGCCGACCCCTCGACCTGGTCGCGCGTGTGCACGACCGACATCCTGAGCTTGCAGGATGTGGAAGAGCTGTTCGGCGACTCGGTGGCCCGCGAACTGCGCGGGATGCCCTTGCCTGACTTCTACGACGCCGAGGACAAGAACCTGGCTTCGGTGCTCGGGTACAACTCGATGTACCGCGAGATGGGGCACTTCGACGAGGAAACGAATCCATTCATCCGCAAGTACCGCATGATCTCCATGCAGTACCAGGAGCTGAAGTGGAAGGACTTCTTCGTCGACGTGGACACCGGCGACATGGCCGAAATCCCGGAGAACTGGCCGCGCGAGAAGGTCGAGTACGCCATCCAGACGCTGGGGCTGGCCACCACGCGCAAGAAGGCCAAGACGGTCCGCTGGCGGGTGGTGCTCAACGACCTGGTCGTCCACGACGAGGACAGCCCCTACAAGTTCTACACGATCGTGCCGTACTTCCCGTTCCTGTTGGACGGGGCGACGCTGTCGCTGTTTGACGTGCTCAAGGGGCCGCAGGACCTGCTGAACAAGTCCCTGTCCGAGGAGATCCACATTCTGACTTCCGTGGCCGCCAGCGGCTGGAAGGTCAAGGAAGGTTCGCTGCGCAACATGACGCCGCGCGAGCTGGAGACCCGCGGCGCCCGCAACGGCCTGGTGATGGTCCTGGAGGACATCGGCGACGCCGAGAAAATCCAGGGCAACAGCGCGCCGTCCGGCTTCCAGGACTTGTCGGCGCGCGCCCAGCAGTGGACCAAGCAGCTGGCCGGCCTGACCCCGTCAATGCAGGGCGCCCAGCGCGCGGATGCGTCCGGCAAGGGCATCCAGCTGCAGCTCAACCGTGCGCCGGTGAACCTGTCTACGGCCCTGACCGCGTTCCATTTCACCAAGCACCTGCTGGCCGAGCGCAAGCTGAACCTGTTCCAGACGTACTACACCGAGACCCGGTTCATGCGGGTCCAGCATGGTCGTTACGGGCACACCGAGGAGATCGGGATCAACATTCCGACCGTCGACGGGTACCTGCACGACATCACCTCGGGCAACTACTACGTCGACACCGTGCCGGTGACCAGCCGGCTGCAGGCCGAGGAGTACGCGTTCGACGAGCTGGTCAGGCTCAAGGAGCTGGGCCTGCAGGTGCCGAACCGGCTGTTCATCGAGGCCAGCTCGATCAACGCCAAGCCCGACGCGGCGGCGGCCCTGCGCGAGGCCAACAGTGGCGAACTCAGCCCCGAGGAGCAGATGGCCCGGCAGCTGGAGCTGCAGAAGATGCAGCTGGAGGTCGAGGCCGAGGCGGCCGACGTGGAGAACAAGCGCGCCCAGACCGTCCTGGCGCTGGGTCGCGCCCGTCGCGCTGCAGCCGACGCGCAGACTCCCGCCGCCCGGCTGGCTGTGGACGCCAATCGGCAGCGTCTGGAGGCCGAGCGCGACGCTCGCGCCGCCGACCTGGCGCGGCGCAAGCACGAGGCCGACGTGGCGCTGCAGCTCACTGAAATGGAGCACAGGATGGAACTGGAGCGGGAACGCATCCAGGCCAGCAAGGAAGCCGCACGCGCGGCGGCGAAAGCCGAGCCGCCGGCAGACAACACCCCCAGTAAGCAGCCACGCCAGAGGAAGTAAACCATGAACCGAGACCTTGATCCGCAGGCGTATCCGAACGAGCGGAGTGCCGAAGACCTGACCGACCGCGGGGACGATTTCACCCCCGAGGAGGACCAGGACACGGAAGACACCCAGGACGCGGGCGAGGCCAAGAAGGCGCCGCTCAAGAAGGACGATGCGCCGTCCAGGAAGAAGTCTTCGCGGGCGTCCGATGATGAGGACGAAGACGAGGACGACGAGGACGAAGACGAGGACGAAGACGAGGACGAAGACGAGGACGACGAGGACGACGAGGACGACGAGGACGACGAGGACGAAGACGAGGACGACGAGGACGACGAGGACGACAAGCCCAAGAAGGGCGCCAAGAAGGCGCACAAGGGCGGCGCCACGGTCCCGTTGTCGGTCCTCAAGCGCGCGCAGCAGCGCCGGCGCGAGGCAGAGGCCCGTGCCAAGGAGCTGGAGTCGCGGCTGCGCAGCATCGAGGAGTCCAAGTCCGAGCGCCAGAAGGAGCAGCTGGACCGCCTCAACAAACAGATCGACGAGCTGTACGACAAGATCGAGGAGGCGCGCGCCGAGGGCGACACCAAGGCCGCGGCCAAGCTGCAGCGCGAGCTGGACAACCTGCGCGACAAGCTGACCTCCTCGCAGGCGGCGGCTTTGGCGGCCCGGCGCGCGCTGGAGACCCAGCAGACCCTGGCCTACAACGCCCTGGTCGCTGAGCTGGAGGCGATCGACCCGCGTTTTGATGAGGAGTCGGAGGAGTACGACGAGGACCTGGTCGAGCGCGTGGACGACCTGACCCAGGGCTTCGAAGCCCGGGGCATGCCGCCGGCGGACGCCCTGCGCAAGGCCCTGCGCTACATCCTGGGCAAGGACCCGTTCAAGGAAAGCCGGCGCCTGGCCCGGGACCTGCGGCGCCGCGCCGAGGAGGAAGAGGAAGCGCGGAAGAAGCGCCTGCCGCCGCGCAAGACCGACGTCAAGCGGAACCTGGACGCCAAGCGCAAGCAGCCGCCTGATGAGCCGGACGCCCGCAAGGAGCAGCCCAGCCGGATCGACCCGCGGCGGCTGTCGGATGAGGACTTTGACAAGCTGCCGAAGTCCAAGCTGCGGGAACTGCGCGGGGACTTCTTCTAACAGGCTTGCATCTGCAATGAACTTCGTGTAAGTTCGCCCTCAAGGTGGTCGGGCGTCACCCCCCGACGCCCGGCCGCCTTCTCCTTCGTTTGCGAGGCACGAAAGCCCTCGCCGCCCACGAGCAGCGTCATCCGCTCGCCTCGATGGCCCTTGCGATAACGGGCGCGGACAAGCAGATCAGCAGACCACTTCGAGGTAAGCCACCATGGCAATGACTAACTTCGGCCGCCTCACTGAGGAGCAGGCCACTGTTTGGGCGCGCGACGTGTGGCGCGAGGCCCGCCAGACGTCCTTCTATCTGTCCAACTTCGCTGGCGACAGCAAGGACGCGATGCTGCATCGCATCACCGAGCTGCGCGCGGTGAAGGGTCAGGCGCGTGCTGTGATCACCCTCGTGCCGGATCTGGAAGGCGACGGCGTTGTCGGCGACAACCAGCTGGAGGGCAACGAGGAGGCCATCCGGGCGTTCGATCAGGTCATCGAGTTCGACCAGATCCGTCACGCCAACCGCCACGAGGGCGTCATGGCCGACATGCGCACGGTCGTGCGGTTCCGCGAGACCTCCCGCGACGTTCTGGCCTACTGGCTGGCGCAGCGCATCGACGAGCAGATCGCCCTGGCGCTGTCGGGCGTCAGCTTCGCCTACCGCATCAACGGCGCCCCGCGTGTGGGTTCGCAGTGGACCCAGCTGGCCTATGCCGGCTACATCACGCCGCCGTCGGCCAACAGGCACTTCCGCTGGGACAGCGCGAGCCACACCCTGGCGTCGGGCTCGACCTCCTCGGTCACGGCCAGCGACACCCCGTCCTGGGAGATGCTGGTCGAGATCAAGGCCAAGATGTCGGAGCTGGGCATCCGCCCGGTGCGCGCCGAAGGCGGCTACGAGATGTACAACGTGTTCATGCACTCTCGTGGCATCGCCAAGCTGAAGAAGGACCCGGACTTCCTGAACGCGTGGACCCACGCCCAGAAGCAGGGCGACGGCAACCCGCTGTTCCGTGGCACCCGCAAGGGCGGTCGTCAGGGCTTCTTCATCGACGGCCTGAACATCATGGAGTACGAGAACGTCTTCAACACCACCGGTCTGGCCCCGGGCAGCAAGTGGGGTGCGGCCGGCGACGTTGAGGGCCAGCGCGTCCTGGTGTGCGGCGCCCAGGCCCTGGGCATCGCCGACATCGGCCTGCCGCGCTGGGTGGAGAAGGAGTTCGACTACGACGCCAGCCCGGGCATCGCCATCGCCAAGCTGTTCGGCCTGCTCAAGCCGGTTTGGCCGTCCAGCCGCACCGGTACGAAGGAAGACTTCGGCGTGGTCGTGGTCGATACCGCGATCTGACCCGGGGAGGAGACCATCATGGCAAACTACTACATCAATTCCCGCCAGTATGAGCGGTCGGCCGTGGCCGTCATCGATGGCAGCCTCTCGCAGGGCACCAGGATGCTGCTGCCGCCGGGCGCGGTGGTCACGGGCGGCGGCTACACCGTCGCGGCCGCCGTCGGCGGCACCACGCCCACGCTGACGCTGGTCGACAACGCAAGCTCGCCGCACACGTACCTGAACGCGGTGTCGGTGGCTTCGCCGGCGTCCGGCGCCCTGGCCAACAACACCGTCGGCCGCTACTACGCGGCCGGTGCGGAGCTGACCTTCAGCCTGGGCGGCACGCCGACCGCGGGCTCCGGCAAGGTGCTGGTGTGGGTCAACTACATCGTCGAGCAGACCTCCGACGAACTGTACGGTCGGTCCGGTTGAGGTAACCTGGCGTGGCTGCTAGGCTTGGGGGCGGGGGAGAACTCCCCCGCTCCTTCTTGCCGAACAAACTCCCTGCCAAGGACCTCAAACCATGCCTGTGATGATGGTGTCTCCGCGCGATTACACGCTCCGCACGACTTCGGGGCACGTGATCGCGTTCAAGGCCAACGTGCCGCAGCTCGTGCCTGACGTCGTCGTGTCCGACGCCATGGCCGTGAACATCCTGCCCTGCGAGGGCAAAGCGGTTGACAACGATCGCCCGGCTGACGGCGTGGTCAAGATGCCGGCGCTCCCGTCCACGCTGCGTGATGCGCTGGTGCTGACGGTGATCGATCAGCTGGTGCGCGAGAACGACACGGCCAACTTCAACGCCGGCGGTCAGCCGAAGCTGGCTGTGGTCAACGAGCTGACGGGCGTGCGTCTGAGCAGCGGCGAGCTGTCCAAGTACTGGGACCGCTACCGCGAGATCAAGTACAACAACGAATCGCTGCCCACCCACAAGCACCTGTCGCTGGTGATGGAGCTGCAGTCGCTGACCACCCGCAAGCAGCTGATCGAGTTCGCCCGCGATATCCGGTTCCCGACGCGTGAAGTGGAGCGGCAGCCGTCGGTGAAGGATGCCAAGGCGCTCCTGCTCAACGCCGTCCTGAACTATCACGAGCCGCTGGCGTCCGTCGAGGAAGCCAAGGCTGACGGCAAGGAGTCGTGATGCCGTACACCGTCGACGATCTGATCAGGCAGTTCCGTAGCGACGTTTACGACCGCCCGGACGTCGACGGTGAAGGCAACCCTCGTGACACCCTGTGGTCGCACGAGGACGTCATGCACTACCTGCGCACGGCCTTGTCGCAGTGGGCGAAGGACACCCTGGCCGTGCGCTACAACGTGACGCTCGATGTGGCCCCCGGAAAAGCCCGGTACTACGCCGGCCGCGAGATCATCGAGATCGCCCGGGCCGCCCTGGTGCTCGGGTCCGACCCCGCCGCCCGTCCGCGCCCGCTGGCACAGTTCAACCTGGGGGATGCCTGCTACGCAGACGACTACGGCATGGTCTACCTGACCACCTACGACATCGAGAACCGACAAGGGGTGCCCCGGGCGATCACGCGCGACTACGACCCGACGTACCTGCGGCTGTTTCCGATCCCCACCGAGGCGGGGTTTCTGCACCTGAACCTGGTGGTGTACCCGCCCCTGGCCGAGTGCGGGATGCCGCTGCCGTCGGACAACATGCAGGACATCCACCTGCTCCTGCTGTACATGAAGCATCTGGCCTACGCCAAGCAGGACGCCGACGTGCAAGATCTGTCCCGCTCGGCGGAGTATCTGCAGCAGTACCGCGCTCTGGTGCGCGAGCGCATGTACACGCTGGACCGTGAGCGGCGCGGCGGAGGCATCATTCGACCCCGGTGGTGAGTCATGGCCATCCCAACCGACCGCGACCTGATACAGCTGGGACCGTGGCCCCGCGGAGCAAACAACCTCGCGCCGGAAACCGGCGTGCCCCTCGGGTCGTTCCGGCGCGGTGTGAACGTCGATGTGAGCGACGGTGGCACGGTGAGTCGCCGCCAGGGGTACACGCGGGTCATCGCGGTGGACGAGCCTCATGATCTGTTCGGCTACGGCGACCGAGGCTTCTTCGTCTCCGGGAGCACCCTGTACGGGTTCGAGGTGGTGAACGGGCAGCTTACGGCGCCGATCCCGCTGTACGATCAGATCCGCCCCGATGCCCGCATCGCCCACTGTCTGGTCGATCCGGACATCTTCGTGTCGGACGGCGAGGTGACCTTGCGCATTTCGCCCAGCAACACGGTCGCCCCCTGGACGGTGGCCGCCGGCCCGATGCCTGTCCTGACGACGGGCAACGCCGGCTCCCTGACGGCGGGGGTCTATCACGTGGCGGTGGCGCTGAAGGCGCCGACCGGCGAGGAGGGGCCGCTCGGCCCGCTGGCCAAGGCCGAGGTGCCCGACAACGGCAGCCTGACGGTCAACTTGCCGGCGCTGGCGCCTGGGATGCGTTACGCGGTCTACATGACCAAGCCCAACGGCACCGAGCTGCTGCACCTGGTCACGGCCCCGAGCGCCACGATCAACGTGTACAAACAGCACCAGGGCCGGCGTCCGCCGACCGAAGACACCGACCCCCTGCCGGCAGGGCACTTCGCCCTGCTGTGGAAGGGCCGACTGCTGGTGGCCAAGGACAACTACGTCTTCTGGTCCGAACCGATGCAGTACGGCCTGACCCGGCTGGCCTACAACTACCTGGTGTTGGCCGAGCCGGTGACCATGTTGGCGGCAGTCGAGACGGCCGACGGGTTCTTCATCGGGCAGGGCTCGCGGACGTACCTGGCCCAGGGCGCCGACCCGGCCGACGCCACCTTGCGCGAGGTCTACCCGGCCGGCGTAGTGGCCGGTACGCTGCAGTATGTGCCTGGGGCACGCTTGCCGATGGAGGTCCCGCCGACCGAGCGGTGCCCGATGTGGACCTCCACGTCGGGGGTGTTCTGTGTCGGTCTGCCGGACGGCTCGGTGCTGCCCCTGACCGAGACCCGCTATGCGGCGGCCATCGCCAGCGAAGGCGCCGCGTTGTTCGTGCAAAACGCCGGCAAGAACCGGTATATTGCAACCCTGCGAGATCCGTCCGAAAATGGGTTCGTCCTGTCCGACTCGTTCTCGGCAGAGGTGATCCGAAACGGCAACTGAGGGCCCGCCCATGTTCCTGAAGCTACTGAGCCACCTCCGCAGCCGCCTGAGCAACCTGCTCTTCCACGAGTCGTATGGCTTCTGCGTGGTCGATCCGGCAGGTCGTGTGGTGACCCCGCGGGGGTACGATCGAGACGGCTATCTTTGGACGCCCAACCGAGTGGTCGACCAGGGGCTGAACTACGCGCTCAACGCGGCGCTGCGCGCGGACGGCGTGATCAGCGCCTGGTACCTGGCGCCGTTTGCCGGCAATGTCACGCCGAACGCGTCAGTCACGGCGAGCAATTTCGCTTCGACCCTGACCGAGTTCACCAACTACGATGAGCCCAACCGCGTGGCGTGGGTGCCGGACGGCGCCGCAACTGCCGGCGTGATCGTGAACAACACCACCCCGGCGGTGTTCACGATCGGCAGCGGTCCGCAGGACAGCATCTACGGCGCGGGGCTGCTGTCGGCCCAGGCCAAGGGCGCCACTACGGGCGTGTGCTTCTCGGCCGGTCGCCTGCAGGGCGGCTCGGGCCTGCTGAATCTGCAGGAAGGCTACGAAGTCCGCCTGAAGTACCGCATCACCGCATCGTCGTCGTGACGTGAGCTACACCGATCCGCTGCGGATCTACCTGCACGGAGACAAGGAGAAGGCCAAGCAGTTCGTCCGTGAGGCGCGCCGCTTGGCCTTCTTGCTGCTCCGGCAGACCACCGAGTCCGGGGCGACGACGGCGCGCCGCCGGTGGCAGTCTGCGGACGGCACTACGGTGGAGGTCATCATCATCCCCGGCCAGGTGACGGCCATCATCACGGCTCCGTCGGTCGGCAAGAAGGCCGAGCGCAAGTTCGAGGACTTCGTTGTCTGGGCGCGCACCCAGGCCCTGCCGGACGGTATCGACCCGGACCATCCGCAGCAGATCCTGCGTCCGGCCTGGAAGACGTTCTTCTACGACGACCAGATCCCGCTGTACGCGGATTTCGGCCGGCCCAAGGGCACATATCGGCTCAACCCGGACGGCACCGCGCTGTTCCCGGACGGCATCACCCACGCTGGCAACATCGACTGGCGTGGGCCGAACAAAGAGCGGCTGAGCTGGTACGGGCCGATTTCCCGTTACTGGTACGACGCCTGGCGTCAACCTTCGGCCCAATACGGCAAGTTCGTCTTCCACCTGGGGCAGGTGCTGTTGGACGTGGCGCAGTTCCAGATCGACAACGAGGAGGTCTGGGACGAGCAGCTGGTGCTCGGGGCATGTGTGCGCGAGCACGAGGACGGCCGGTGGCTGTACGTGGTCCTGGCGGACATCCCCGACCAGGTGACCCCGGTGGTCTCGCTGGAGCCCAGAGAAATATACTTTTCCCAGAACTACCCCTTGGGCGACATCATCCACGCGGTGCGGCGCATTCGACTGACCCGCGACACGGACACCCAGGAGGCGCAGAAGTGGCGGCTGTTTGGCGGTTCGCAGCTGCTCTGGCGGGCGAGCATCCCCCGCGCCTGTTCGCCCTGGATGTTCAGTCCGGACGGGCGCACGGCCTACACCGTGGCCCAGGATGCCACGCCGTTTTGTGTGTTCACCGACCTGCTGTCCGAGGAGCTTTTTTCCGCCCCGCCAGCCAGTTCGGAGCTGTACCGCATCCAGATCGCGGAGGACGGTACGGTCTCGGGCGAGGGCTGGTCAACCAGCATCCCGGCCGGCGCCGGCGAGGCCGTCGTGGCCATGGACTTCGCCGCCGACGGGGCCGAGCTGCCGGTCTATCTGGGGCGCGGGCCGGTGGAGCAGTCGCCCCACGGGATCTACTTGCGGGTAGGGGGCACCCGATTCCCGCTGTACTTCAAGACCAACCCACCCTCCGGCGACTTCACCGACAGCAGCGCACAATGCGCCATCGTACTGTTCGACGCGCGCGAGCGCTTTCTGGTGACCCGGCGCCTGCAGCGCTCGTGGAACCGCCAGGTCCAGCCCAGCACGGTGCACGCGGGAACGTTCGTGGAGATCTACTGCAACGGGCAGTACCAGCGTGAGCTGGTCGGCGAGGAGCAAGGCCCCGGAACCGGGGCTGCGCGCTTTGATCGGGCAGTCGGGGCACTGGAGTCGACGGCGACGGAGCCGGTCGGGCCGCTGTGCTGGCTATGGATGATGATCGTCCAAAGTACGCCCGTGCAAAACTGGCTGCATCGGACCGGGCTGACCGCGAGCAACCAGGACGTGCCGTTCGCCAAGGCGGACGTGTTCGGACAGTGGGGATTTGGAGGGCCGGCTGGCGCCGACTCCATCCCGATCGCCGACGATGCCGTGGACGGGTTCTTCAACACCCGGACCGACGCCCATGGCCACCGTTCACCCGCCGCCGGGGCCGCCGTGGACGGGGTCTACGTGCTGTCGATCTACCACCCGCTGGCCATATACGGGGACCAGTACGGGCGCGCGGACGAAAGCTACCACGCAGTATCCGGCAGCGATCTTCGGGCATTGACGGGTGTACAGGGCGCCAAAGAGCGCTATCATCCCATCTGGGTTTTGGGCCAGCCTATCGGTGGAGAAGCCTGATGGCGACGCTGACCTCTACGGGCTACCGAACGGCGATTCTGGGCGGTACCGCGTTTGTCGACATCTTCAAGTACGGGTGCATCGAGGTGCGCACCGGGCCGCAGCCGGCCACGGCAGACGACGCCGCCACCGGCACCCTGATCGCGCGCATCACCGCCAACGGGGGCGCCTGGACGGCCGGCTCGCCCACCAACGGCCTGCGCTTCCTCCAGGACGGGCCGCGCATCGTCAACGATCCGGTCGAGCCGTGGGTGCTCAAAGGTGAGGCTACCGGCGAGGCCGGCTGGTTCCGCCTGGTGGGCAACACGCCCGACGATGGGCAGTTCTCGCTGACTGCCCCGCGCATCGACGGTACGATCGGACTGCTGTCCGACACGACCGACATCCAGCTGTTCCTGCCGACGGTCTCGATCACCCCTGCCACTTCCATCGTCGTACCGTACTGGTGGTACGGCCTCCCGCCACTGTGAGGTACTGCTATGTCCATCACTGCCACTCTTGCCACCGCTGCGCTGCTGGAAATCAAGAACGCGCTGGACGGCGGCTTCCTGTACATCTATGCCGGGCCGGTGCCTGCTGACGCGACCGAGGCGCTGGACATGGTGTCGAGTCACACCGAGCTGGTGGTGCTCTCGGTGGACGGCGACGGCGTGACCGGTTTGACGTTCGACTCGCCGGTCGGTAGCACGCTGCCCAAGAGTTCGGGCGAGGTCTGGAAGGGCACCATTGCTTTCGACGGCGCCGAGGCCGCCGAGACCGATCTGACGCCGACCTTCTTCCGCTTCTGTGCCGCCGGCGACGATGGCCGCGGTGACGGCACCGGACTGGTGCGTATCCAAGGCTCGGTCGGCGGCCCGACCTCGGGCGCGCAGATGGTGCTGGGAACGGCCACGCTGACGTCCGGCAACGAGCAGGTCGTTTCGATCTTCAACGTGACCCTGACTGGCTGAGATGCTGCTCAAGCCGCCCGAGAGCATTTACCACCCCGGCACTCCGGGCACCGCCGGCACCCCGGAGCAGCCGGCGATCCCCGAGCGCACGGTGTGTGGCTACGTGGGCGGGGTGACCGAGACGGTGCGCATCTGCAGCACTGTGCGCCTGTGGGCGCCGGCCTCCGGCATCTGGAGTGTAGCGTTGCCGCCAGGCACAGAGTGGTACACGTACGGCGAGGAGAACGGCCGCGCTTACGTGGACTGCTACGTGTGCCGCACCGAGACCCGATACACGGTGCCGCCCACGTACTCCTGCGTGACGTATCCGGCGGTGCCGTACAGGCCGGCCACTCCGCCGACGCCGCCGACGCCGCCCTGGGTCGAGAGCCGTCCGCGCTTCGGTTGGGACGCCGGTGCCAACAGCCGGCAGGAGCTGGATGGGGACGTGTTCGTGCGGTTCACGCAGCCGGTCGTCGTGGGGGTGGTGACCGGGTTCACCCACAACCCCGATGCGGTACCCGACCCGACCCGCATCTCGCACGGGTTCTACTTCTACACCGACGCCGAACGCGGGCAGTCGTACGTGCAGGTGTATGAAGCGGGTATCACCCGCGGCGGGCGGATGGTGCACTACCCGGAGGACGAGTTCCGCATCCAGCGGGTCAAAGGCGAAGTGTCGTATTGGTGTGGCGGCGAGCGCGTGTACACATCCGCGACCCCCAGCACGGGGCCGGTGCGGGTGGGTACCAGCCTGTTCGCCACGGGCGACCAGGTCCCGACTGCGAAGGTCAGAGTATGAGCATCGAGTTCGCCCCGCTCGACACAGCGCAGTACGACGGGTCGGCGTGGCTCACGTTCCGGCTGAAGGTCCAGGCCCTGTACGATGTGCCGGCGGGCTCTGGCGTCTGTACGGTGCCCCTGACCCTGGGTCTGTTGGCGCAGGGTGATTCGCAGGGACAGGCGGAAGATCCGAACATCCCCGGCGCCGCCCTGGTGACGCTTTCGCTGGGGGTGCAGGCCCAGGGGCATACGGTGGCAGACGGCGCGGCCGACGTGACGCTGTCCGTGGGGACGTTCAGCACCGACGGGGTCTTCGCCAACGTGCCGCTGCGGCTGGGCGTCAACGCCTGGGCGCCGCCTCCGGACGGGTACCCGTACTTCTTCTTGAGCGAGGCGCCGCCCTGGATGTACGGCACGGGCGGGGCCTGGTACACCGACATGGAAGAAGGGCTGCGGCTGGGCGCCGACGTCGACACTGTGGTGGTCGCGCTGGTCCAGTCGATCTTGCAGCTGGAAGCGGCGCCGTTGCCGCTGATGATCTTCGCCGAGACGGTCCAGGACAACCTGGTCATGCGCGAGGCGGTGTCGTTGATCTTCGCCCGGGAGGTGCTGTCCGACATCACCCTGGCGTCCGACACCGAAACGCTGTTGACCCAGGTTGTGGCGGTGGTCGACCAGCTGTTGCTGCAGGACGAGTACCTGCCCGTGCAAAGTGCGCTGGTGACGGTGCTGGCGGCGCTGGCCCTGCGCGACACCGCCGTGCCGGTGCTGCAGCAGGAGGTCCAAGCCGCCCTGGCCCTGGACGAGGAGGTGACTCGCGCCCTGCTGGCGGCGGTCGAGGTCATCTCGGATCTGGCGCTGGCTGACGAGGCCCCGCACTCGGCGGTGATGTTCGCCCTGGCGGCGTCTGACATGGAGCTGCTGTCCCAGGTCGAGCGCAACCTGGTCGCGCTGGTCGAGCTGCTGGACAACCTGGAGCTGGGTGTTCGGCTGCGGGTCGGCAAAGAAGTTTACGCCGGCTACGTGGTCAATCTGGCGCGCGGGGCCGTGACCGAGTACGAGAACTACAACTTCAACTCGCTGGCCATGATCGGCGGCAAGCCGTTCGGTGCCGGCGAGGAAGGCGTGTACCTGCTGCAAGGCGACGATGATGACGGTGCGCCCATCGACGCCTATGTGCGCACCGGCGCCCTGAACTTCGGTTCGCTGACCAAGGTCCTGAATGGCTACATCGGCGTGAAAGCGGACGGCACGGTGCTGATGAAGGTCATCACCCGTGACGGCGGCGTGAAGAAGGAAAACTGGTACCGCATGAAACGGCGTCCGACTGGCGAAACTGTCGAGACCCGCTTCGACATCGCCAAGGGCCTGACCAGCACCTACTGGCAGTGGGAGCTGGCCAACGAGGACGGCGCATACTTTGAGCTAGACTTCGTCAAGGTCTGGCCGTTGCGCCTGACCCGTCGGTATTCCGGGAGGTAATTCATGGCTGTTCTTGCCCCAGGCGCGTACGTCACCCCGGCCTCGCCGCTGGTGGTCGAGCAGATGTCGCGGCTGAACAACCACGCCGACCACCTGCTGAACCGGACGGAAAACGTCGTCAACAACATCCTGAACCTGCGGTTCAGCAACGTAGACCTGGACCCCCGGTTCCAGTTCTCGCAGGATGATCTCAACGCCCTGCTGAACCAGCTCGGCCCGCTTCCGGACGTGGAGATGGCCGACTGGACGGCCGGTCTGGACCTGTCGGCGGGCAACGAGAATTTCGTGTTCAACCCGCTGCTCCTGCAGCGCCTGCAGGAGCGCTTCGGCGACCTGCTGGAGCTGCCGCAGCCGCCGGAAGCCCCGCCGCAGCCGCCTGCGCCGCCCGACCCGGTCGACTTGCCGGACATCCTGCCGCCGCAGAAGCCGGTGCTGGAGAACTACCAGGCGCCGCAGATCGACACCAACATCCCGGTGCCGCAGTACGAGGACGCCACCGCCGAGGTGCCGTTCCCGACGCTGCGCCCGATCGAGCTGCCGCCGGTCCCCCAGATCAACCTGGATGACATCACGTTCCAGGGAGTTCCGCCTGTTTTCGAGGGAGTTCCCCCCGATATCGCGGACTTCAGCTTCACTCCGGACACCTACACGGCGAAGTTCATCCCGCAGGTCGAGCAGGCGCTCAATCGCATGTTCGCCGGCGGCACGGGGCTGCCGCCCGAGGTCGAGGACGCGCTGTTTGAGCGCGCCCGCGAGCGCGAGGTCGAACTGGGCGAGCGCGAGGTCGACCAGATTCAGAACGAGTGGGCGGCGCGCGGGCACCGTTACCCGGCCGGGCCGATGCACCGTCGGGTGGACCTGGTGCGCAAGGAGGTCAGCTACAAGGTCAGCCAGCTCAACCGTGAACAGTTCATCGAGCACTGGCGAATCCATATCGAGCAGCTGCGTCAGGCCCTGACCACGGCCCTGGCCGCTGAGGACGTGCTGCTGCGCGTGTTCAGCCAGGCCGAGGAGCTGCGCTTCCAGGCGGCGCAGTTCCGCCTGCAGATGGCCATCCAGATTTTCAACGCGTTTGTCGCCAAGTACCAGGCGGATGCGTCGCTGTTCCAGGTCCAGGCCCAGGTGTACCGCGACCGTATCCAGGCCGAGATGGCCAAGCTGGAGGCGTTCAACGCCCAACTGCGCGGCCAGCAGCTGATCGGCGAGCTGAACATGCAGGACGTGCAGATCTTCGCCGAGCGGCTGCGCGCCCTGCAGGTCAACGTCGAGGTGTACAAGGCCCGGGTCGAGGCGTTTGCGGCCCAGCATGAGGCCCTGCGCACCCAGGTCAGCCTGTACCGGAGCCAGTTGGAGAACAATCTGCAGCTGGTCAACGTCTACGAGGCCGAAACCCGGGCCTTTGCCGAGATGGTCCGGGCCCAGACCGCCAAGGAGGAGCGGTTCCAGACCAAGGCGGCCATCTACGGGCGGCAGATCGAGGCGTGGCGGACCCTGTACCAGGGGCTGATGGAGCAGTACAACGCCCAGCTGGAGCTGCAGCGCCTGAAGCGGGACATCTACGCGGCTGACTCCGAGCGCTTGGGCCAGTGGGCCAGCGCCGAGTCCGCGCGCATCCGGGCCCTGACCGACAAGTACCAGGCCATTGCGACGGAGATCGGCGCACGTTCGGAGGCAGAACGCACCAAATACCAGCTGTATCTGGCGGTTGCCCAGGCCGCCCTGGAGCGGTATCGTGCGGCTGCGGACATCCTGTTGAAGAATGCCGAGGTCAACATCCAGTCCGGCCTGACGGCGCAGAGCCTGTACCTGCGGGCGCAGGAGACTGGCGCGACCACCCTGGCCCAGCTGGCCGCCGGCATGACCAGCGCTGCGGGCATCCAGGCGTCGATCAGCGACAGCTCCGACTCCAGCATCAGCTACAACTTCAGCGGCGAGCTTGACGTCGTATGACCCGCCCAAACGACCGCGTCGTCTATACTCCGCTGCGCCTGCAGAACCAGGCGCGGCAGCAGAGCCGGCAGGCCCAGCTGGAGGCCCGCCGCCTGGCCCATTCCGTCCGCCCGGAGAAGAAACATGGCCGTCGACTTCCGTAGTGCGTTCGCGGGGCGTCCGTCTTTGCGGAGGGCGCTGCAGGCTTTGGATGACTCTGGACAAGCGGCGTTCGCCGCGTCTGTGGCGGACGTGGACCCGCTCCGGTTCAAGAGCCTGTACCGCGACCGGGCGCGCCAGTTCTTGGACAGGCGGCGCGCGCTGAACCGTACGCTATTCCGAGACCAGCTGGAGCAGCAGCGGCAGCTGGAGCGCGAGGACTACCTGCGCCGTAACTTCAATATCATGGGCGGATGAGATAGGGGCACGTATGGCGACCGATCCGTTCAACGACAACGAGACCAAAGGCCGGCTCCGGCGCCCGGTGGACGCCACTGCGGCGCCGCAGGGCTTCTATCCCATGACGCCGGGCGCCTTCAACACGCCCCCGCAGGCCGCGCCGACGGTGCAGCTGCGCAGCCAGCGGGATGCGGAGGCGTCGCGCCCGCAGCTCCGGCGTCCAGAGGTGCGCCTGGTCGAACCGACGCCGCCGAACTTCGAGAACGCGGGGGAGCGGCGGCGGGCCGGGGTGACCCGCATCGTACGTACTGCTCCGGGCGTGTACACGGACGACCCGTACGCCGAGGGCGAAGTCCGCTACTACGGCGCTTTGGGCGATCGCGTGGACGTGCCCCAGATGCCGTCCGGAGTGACGACCAACACCACCCCGGAGCAGTTCTACCAGGCCCAGCGCGCCTCGGCGTTCGACGTGACGACCCCCGAAGGGGCGTGGCGCGCGGCTGGCAACGCCGAACGTCAACGCCGGACTCTGGGGCGTATGCTGGCCGACCAGGCGGCTATCGCGGCCGGCCAGGACCCGAGCAACCCGCGCGGGCTTGAGTGGGTGCCGGACCCGACCAACCCGGACCGCTACACGGTCTTGTCGCGGGAGCAGCGCGAGGCGGCCGACCCTGCCTTGGCGGCCGCCCGGGCGAGGGGCCAGAGCGGTCCGGACCTGGGCGACCTGATCGCGTTTTTGCGCCTGCAGATGGACGCACAGAACAACGCGGCCAACCAGCAGCTGCGCGAGCGCGCGCTTCAGCGAATGGAGGCTGAGAGCCTGTCGCGGCGGTTCCGCGACAACCCCTCGGCGTTCGTGCGCGAGGAGCTGGGTGCGCTGCGCACGGCCGCGCCGGAAGAGCGTGCCGCGTATTTCTCGTCCCCGCGTGGGCAGTTCGTCCGTTCGCTGATCGACGACCAGGCCCGACGCGCCTACACCCGCAACGCACGCGGCGTGGCCGGCCTTTTCGCCACGCCGCCCGAGTCGGTCGCCGAGCTGCGGCGCGCCAGCCGTCTGGAACGAGCGCTCCCGTTGATGTCCCCGGCCATCGGCCTGCTGGGCGGTGCTACGCCGCTGGACTTCTTCCGGTCGCGGTACGTGACCGCCCGAGACCCGCTGCAGCGTGGCGTCTCGCTGGAGGACATGGGCCTGACTCCGGGCGATGCGTGGGTGCTGGACCTCCTGGCGGACCTGGATATCAACAGCGGACGGTGAATCGATGGCCCTTCGGCGCTACGAGCCTGATTACTTGGGTATCGCAGACCGGTATCTGCAGCGCGGCCAGCCGGAAGACGAGCTTACCGCACCCCGTCCGACCCGGCAGCCCGTCGAAGAACCGGCTGGTTTGCGCAAGGTGACGCCGGCAGAGCGCGCGGAGTGGCGCTTCCGGCGCGCCAACCGCCGCACTGGCGACACTGAGAAGGCGTTCGACCAGGGCGCGGCCAACGTCGGCGCCAGCGTCATCGCCACACGCGGTCTGGTGCGGAACCTTGTGTCGCCCGGCTCGGGTGACGAGGATCTGATTCGTTCGGTCCGCATAAACGAAAGAGCCGCCGAGTACGGCCCGCGTGTCCAGCAAATCGAGGACATCGAAAACCCGCTCGACGCGCTGGAGTACGCCCGCAACGTCGCGGTCCAGCAGGTGCCCAACGTGGCCACCATCATTGCTGGCGGCGGTATCGGCGGCGGTCTGGCGCGCGGTGCGACGGCCGTGGCGGCGCGCCAGGCGGCCAGCCGCGTCGCCCAGCGCGCTGCTGCGCGTCTAGGCGAGGAGGTCGTTTCGCGCCAGACCCGGAAGCGCGCCGCCGACGTGGCCGCCCGCGCGCTGGCCGGCCGCCGGCGTTACAACGCCGTGGCCGAAGGTGTGGGGCAGGCAGCGGCCGGTGCGGTCCTGCAGTCCGGACAGATGGCCGAGGCAGCCCTGGACGACACCCAGATCCAGGACCCGCGCCAGCGTGCGGCCATGGCGCTGACCGGCGCGGCCGTCACCGGCGCCATCGACGCGCTGCCGGTCAGCCGCCTGATGAAGCGCCTAGGCCTGTCGAGCGCCGATGATGCGGCCAAGTTCGTGGCGCAAGGCCCGCTTGTCCAGCGCGTCACCAAGCAGGCGGCGCGGCAGGGTCTGGAAGAGGCCACCACTGAGGTCGTGCAGACCGTGGGCGAGCTGGCCACGCACAAGTGGATCAACAACAACGTCGAGCTGCTGGACGACGACGCGCTGAGCCAGTACGCCAACGCGTTCGTCGGCGGCTTCGTCGGCGGCGCCGCCTTCGGTGCGCCAGCCGGCCTGCGCGGCAGCACGTCGGATGACCGGCTGTTCGCCCGCGTGCGTGATGGACTGCGCGAGGGCTTCAACAGCCTGCGCGAGAAGCTGCCGGGGCTGTTTGGCCAGGTTGGCGAGCCTGTGGAAGATATACAGGCGCCTCCGAATCGCGGCTCCGGTACGCGCGCCGAGGCGGAGCCCCCGCGCGGCTCCGGCACGCGAGCCGGGACGGAGACCCCGCGTGCCGAGACGGCGGCCCCGCGCGGCGAGGCGGAGACCCCGCGCGGCGAGGCGGAGACCTCGCGCGTGCGCGACACGTTCGACCGGTTCCTGAACGCCGAGCGCGCGTCGATGGAGTTCGACGAGCTGCTGGCGTCCTTGGAGGAAAAGCCCTACGACTTCCAGGAGATCGGCAACGAGGCGGTTCTGGCCGGTGCGCCGGCTGGCAAGTTCGTCAACCCGGCGCGCCTGGCGGAAGTGCGCACGAACTTCGGCCTGACCAAGTCGCAGGCGCTGATGGCCGCTGCCCTGCCGACCGAGCCGGCGATCCAGCGCATGGCTTCCGACGGCACTCTGGACGTGGCGTACCGGGCTTTCACGGGCGCGGACGTGAAGCGCTTCACGCCGGAGCAGAAGCGCCAGCTGGTCGATTACGTCAACGCGCTGCCGAAGGAACAGGCCACGATGTTCAAGCGCACCCTGGCCTTCGTCGAGGCCTTGGCGCGCCGGGGGCTGCTGGAGCGCGATGCGGACGGCAACCTGTCCGAGGCGTACATCTACGACCCGGCGACGGCCGGGCAGTTCGCGGAGGCCAGCGCAGCGGCGCAGGCCGACCCGAGCGAGCTGCAGCAGCTGGGCGAGACGGAGATCTCGCCTCAATCCGATCCGAGGACGATCGCCCGTACGGTGCTGCGCGCAGCGCGCGGCACCAAGATCACGCAGGGGATGCCGCCGCGTGACCTGGTGATGACCGACGGGCAGGAGCGCCGTGTGCTGCAGTTCGGCGCGGCCCTGCGCGCGGCGCGCGAGGCTGATCCGGACGCCGCTCAATCAGTCGATGCCATCCAGGACGCGAACGAGAAGCTCCGCGCTCAGGTGGCCCTGGTCGACAGCTACTTGCGCGAGCAGGGGTGGCGCATCGACCTGGCTTCGGTGCGCCCTTCCGTGCGGTTCGGCGAGGGCTGGGGACTGACCCCCGCCCTGGCCCGGCAGCTGCGCACGGACTTGGGCGAGGAGCAGGGGCGCCCGCGCTGGGAGCAGACTCCGCTGGCGCGCGCGGCGCGCGGCGAGGAAGCGATCTCGCCGGCCGAGCTGGAGCTGGCCCGGGAGCGTATCGAGCGCGAGCGCCCGCGTGCGATCGACGACGACTACGGTCAGGCCGACCGCATGGAGATCGAACAGCTGACCGGCGATGCGGACGGCATCGAGCCCCCGCCGCGCGTGGCCCTGCCTGGCACCGGTCCGCAGTCGGGTACCTACACCATGCGCCGGGAGCCGCGTACGCCGCCGGCCGGGCCGTCTTTCACCGAGCTGTGGGAGCGTGAGCTGCGTCGCAGCGGCTTGCGCGAAGAGGACGGGCGGATCGTGCGCCGCAACGGCCGTCCGATCACGCCGGAGATGGAGGCGACGATTCGGCGCAAGGTCGAGCGCCAGCTGACCCAGCAGGGCGTGGAGCGCCTGCCGCCGAACCCGCAGGCCCAGCCGTTCGACAATGCGCGTGTCCGGGAGGCCGAGCGCCGAGGTATGCGCGACGCCTCGCTGGACACCCGAGGCGAGGATGCGGGCTTCGCGGATAGGGCGGCGCTCGATGAAGAGCGCAAGGTCGAGCGTATCCAGACGAGCATTCTGGAGGGGCAAGAGCGCCGCCGCAACGAAGCTGCAGCCGAGCGCAAAGAGCGGCTGGCCGCGCGCAAATTCAAAGCGACGCCGGCCAAGCGCAAAGCGCAACCGACCGAGCGCGAAGCGCAGCTGAGCGATCGTGATGTTTCGCAGCGCGAGTTCCTCGAAAGCATCCGCAGCATGCTCCACAGCAGGGAAGAGATCGAGCGCTTCGAGGCGCGCCTGCAGCGCGTGCGCTCGCCCGCCACGCTGGTGGCGCTGCGCGACGCAATTATGGCCAATCGGGACGCGCCGTTCGCTGACACTGCGCTCGCGGCCGTCGTGGAGCGCTCGATCGCGTTGCGTGAGGCCACTCTTGCGGCGTCTGCGCGCTCCGCGGAGGCCATCAGGGCCGGGAAAAGCCGCTTCACGATGGTCAACAGCAATGAGTACATCCGTCGGGTCGAAGCGCTGCGCAACGGCTTGAAGCAACTGGCGTCGCAGACGGACGTATACGACTTGCAGGACGTGCTCAAGATCATCGCGCGCATCACTACGTCTGAACGGCAGCGTGCGGTGGTCGACGCGCTGCTGCAGTCGCGCGCCGCCCGCGGCGTCAAAATCCGCTTCACGTACAGCTCCAAAGCGCCCAACGGCGCGTACCACCTCGGTAGCGACACGATCGAACTGGACCTCACCGACCCGCAGCCCCTGCGCATCAGCGGGCGCTCTGCGTGGTATGACGCGCTGTCAGCCATCCTGCATGAGGCGGTGCACGCGGCGACGTACAAGGGGGAGATGGCCCGCCCGCTGATGCGCAAGGAGCTGAACGACCTGCTGCTCCACGTGCGCACGGAGCTGGCGAAGCAGGGCGTGGACGTGGACTCCTGGTACGGCCTGTCCGACACCCAGGAGTTCCTGGCGGAAGCGTTCACCAACCCGCACCTGCAGGCCCTGCTGGAGTCGGTCCCGGCGGCTAACACCAACACGTTCCGCAACGCTTGGGAGCAGTTCAAGAACTGGCTTGCCCGTCTGCTGGGCTTGGCGACGGACAAGCGCGCGCAGACTGCGCTGGACGAAGTGCTCACCTTCGGACGGGTGCTCATGCAGGAAACCGCGCAGGCGCGCTTGGACACCCAGACGGACATCTACGCCGGCGCCGGGCCCAGCGTGCTCAACAGCGCCACCCTCCCAGAGGAGCCGACCGACTGGGTGGTGACCCTCAAGCCGGAGGACAAGGCTCGGCTGCTGGCGGCGTTCGAAGCCCCGAAGATCCGCAACCAGATCGCCAGGGCGCTGCCGAAGGACATGCGCCACCTGGTGTACTCGGCCGACGCTGGCCCGTACATCCTGATCAACACCGGCGTGGCCATGTACCTGGACGGCAAGCTGGACCTGAGCAGCAAGGACCGCGGCGCGGTGCGGCGGCTGTGGGACACCATCAGCGAGGCGCTGCGCATCCCCAACGCGAACGTCTACGCCAAACAGATCCTGGCAGACATCAAATCGGGCTACCTGCAGCAGCGAGGGAAGTACTACGATGCCCGCAAGCGCGTCCTGATCCGCAACCCGGAGGACCGGATCGGCCGGATGGCGTACCGGGCGCACCGCTGGATGCAGCGTCATGTGCAGCCGGTCTACGAAGGGCTGCTGAAGAACATGCACAGCCGCCTGCGCGCCGAGGGCATCCCGGCCATGCGCGAACTGGCCACGCTGATCTCCGAACGTACGGGTGAGTTCCGCGCCGACGACCAGCAGAGCTATCGACGCCGCTGGAACCGACAGGAGACCCGGCTCCTTAACCGGCTCGCCCCCATCCTGAGCGATCTGACGCCGCGCGAGGAGCGCATCCTGGTGCGCGCGCTGCAGCGCGGCAAGCTGCCGGCGAAGTACGCCAACGACAAGCGCTACAAGGCCAAGTACAACGCCATCCGCAAGTACCTCGACGACATGTACGATTACATGACGGAGGCCGGCGTGGAGCTTGGCCGGGTGGACAACTTCTTCCCGGTCGTCATGGACGCGGACAAGGTGCAGCGCCAGCGCGATCTGTTCTTCGAGCTGCACCGGGCGCCGAACCTGGAGCGCCCGATCCGGCAGCGCTTCGCCAAGTACGCCACCGAGTACGTGCGCCGGCTGGAGGCCAAGCCGAAGCTGTCCAAGGCCGAGCGTGACAAGCTCGACGCCATGACCCGGTACATGAACGACGTGCTCGACCCTGAGAAGGTCCCGATCGACGAGCTGATCGAAGACCTGTACCAGATGGCTATCTTTGGTGGCCGTGAGCACTACGTTGCCGGCGTCAACTTCGCCGACTCGGCCCACGTGCCGTCGTTCAGCTCGATCCAGCCGCGGACCAGCTCGTTCATCTTCACCCACGGTACGCCTGAGCAGCGCCGGCTGTTCGCCAAGTTCCAGAAGACCAACCTGACCGGCATCCTGGTCAAGTACACCCGCCGGGCCGTGCGTCGGGCGGAGTGGGAGCGCATGGGACTGACCGACCAGATCCAGAACCTGTTCGAGCAAGCCCGTGTGCAGGGTGCGGATGACCGCCAGCTCCAGATGATGCAGGACTACCTGAACATGGAGATGGGGGTCTACAACGACGACTGGAACCCGGTCATCAAGCGCATCCTGACCGGTATCGACACCGTCTTCGGCTCGAAGCTGGCCCAGACCGACTTCCAGAAATGGAAGGGCGCCCAGGCGGCGCTGATGACCTACAACAACCTGCGCCTGCTGCCGCTGGCGGTGGCTTCGGCGTTCGTCGATCCGCTGGCGGTGATGGTGCGTGCCGGTGGCGTGCGCGACGCGTTCGGCGCGTACCGCGACGCCCTGCGTGCGTTGCGCAACGTGGGCGGCAACGACGAGCTGCGTAAATTCGCCGAGCTGTACGGCTACATCGAGCGCGAGGGCATGGGCGACGTCCTGGCCCCGCTGTACGGCGGCACCTACGACCCGGACTCGCGTCTGGGCAAGATCAACTCGGCCTTGTTCCGGTACAACGGCCTGGAGGCGATGACCCGGTTTACCCGTCTGGCGGCGCTGGCCGCCGGCCACCGGTTCCTGATCCGCCACGCGTTCAACCCGGATGCGAACAGCGCTCGGTACCTGCGCGAGCTGGGCCTGACCGCCGAGGACATCCGGCTGACCAAGAACGGCAAGTTCGTGGTCCAGACGCCGAAGGTCCAGGCGGCCCTGCGGCGGTTCGTGGATGAAGCCACGGTGCGTCCGGAGCCGGGCGACCGGCCGAGCTGGCACAACGACCCGAACTTCAACCTGGCCAGCCAGTACAAAGGCTACCTGTACGCCTTCTACGAGAAGGTCATGGTCCGGGCGCTGCACGAGCTGCGGTTCGGCAACCCGGCCGTGCTCGTGCCGCTGATGATGTACCTGCCGGTCACCATGATGGGCGAGATCGCGCGCGACCTGCTGCAGGGCGACGCCGACGACAAGGACCCGGAGGACTACCTGTGGCTGGCGGTGGACCGCTCTGGTCTGCTGGGGCCGCGCGCCGGTACGATCAACGACACCGCGACCAACTTCAAGTACGGCGACGGCGTCCTCGGCACCCTGGCAGGCCCCACTGGACGTCAGCTCGCGGACGCGTACGATACCCTGACGGGCGACGAGGAGCTGTCCGACCTGCTGCTTGAGGCGCTGCCCGGGCAGGCGCTGTACAAGAAGTGGGGAGACTGACGGAGACAGGGCCATGAGCACGACAGAAGAGTTCCTCCACACGTACGGTATCTGCCAAGGCGAGGCCGAGTACGCCGTGACTCCGGGCGTCGCGTCCCAGATCGCCGCGACGTTCGGTCAGGAGCTGCACGAGGGTGAGCGCCTGATCCTGACCCTGCGCAACGGGCAGCAGATCGAAGTGGTTCAGTGGAAGGTGCACTGACATGCGTGTCCGTACACTGCGCGCGATGGTGCTCAATAGCGACTACGCCGCCGAAGGGGGCTACTGGTTCATGCGGCGGTGGAACTTCCTCGCCGACATGACGGGCAACAGCGCCGGGCTGCCAGGTGGTGAATACGGCGACTACACGCCGACGCGCATCCGATTCGACCGCTTCGAACTGACCGCACCGCCCGGCGTCGAAGTCTACGCGGATCTGGCGGTCGCCGATGTGTCGGACATTGGCGCGGCGTACAAATATAACTACTACGAGCCCCACGGCGGGGCCGTCCTCTACGCGGGGGAGTCGTGGCCGGTCAATCCGGTACCTGTCGCCTACGACAACACCGGCTGGTATGGCGCGTCGCCGTACCTGGCCGTCACTCTGGAGCTGAGCGTGTACTCCGACGACGTCGGCGCGTTGCCGTCGTGGGCGATCGCCCTTGAGTTCGACCTGACCATCGAGGTGCTTGCGTACGGCGAATGGGTGCCGTTGGCCGACGTTCTCAGTACGCCGGGCGAAATGTATGCCTACGACACCACCGGGGTGTCTCGTCCGTTTGAGTGGCAGCTTGGCGAAGACCTGGTTGCGTCAGGCGACGTGGCGATCGACTCCAACGAGCAGGTGTGTTTCTGGACCGACCTGGTCTTCGTCCAGCAGTACTGCGAAGACTCCGGCGGCGAGACGCTCTTCGGCACCTTGACGGTAGACACTTCGGAGTCGGTGGGCGCGGCCAGGGCGTACCTGTCCGACGGCAACTGGGCCGACCCAGACTTCCTCGGCAGTCTGCCTGACCCGGGCGACTTCCCGCCGGTCGACCTGCGCTACACCTCGGTCAATCTGGCCGACCTGGACTACTACACCATCTACGGTATCTACGGCACTGAGCTGCAAGTAGGCAACGTTACCTACGGCGGCGGGGCGTTCTATTCGAGTACGACGCTGTCGGGCATCTCGGAAAACAACAACCCTGGCAGGTTCGTGTACAGCTTTAGGGGCGACGCCCCCTGGAATCAGCACGACGCGCTGCTCCAACAGCTGTTCGTGCAGACGGACAGCCTGTATGTCCTGCTCGACGCTCGTCCAATCGAGCGCGACTTTACAGTCACGTACTACGGCGCCGACCTGCTCAGCAATGAACCGGCGGGCGCTCAGCATTACTCCGCTGGCGTGACGTTTAGAGGCTATACGTCGGTCGGCGATGAGCTGGTGTACAACAATTCCACCGTGGTTGTGCGAACGCCGGACGCGTATCGTTACACCACTATGGGGGCCATATACTACAATTATCTAGACATCGAGGTCCGTATCACCGGCGCCGCTAGTACAGCGACACAGTACTCGTTCACGGCGAACATGTGGCTGCGCTATCCGTCCCCGACGCCGGTTATCGGCACGGTGGAAAACCTGTTTTTCTACGACGCGGACATCTTCGGCGACCCGGGTACGACAGTCCCGCCCGAAGAGACGCGGATGTACGAACCCGGGGAGCTGGAGGTGGTCTACATCCCAGACCCCGGCGTCGTACTCGACGACAACGACTACCCGCCGCGTGTCGGGTACTGCGTCCGGGTGGCGTCGCAGACGTTCCTCGATAGGCTGGCGGACGGCGACGCTAGCTATGCGGATCTGCTCTTCAACACGAGCAGCGAGCGCTGGCTGTACGGGACCTTGAAGATCAACGGACAGCCCCGTGGCATCATCCGGATCGTCAGGTACGGCGGCGGCGACGGCTGATACTATACCCCCGTCGCCGGGGCCAGGCGACACACCACAACGTCAACTAGAGAGGTGCGATATGGCCAAGCTGAAGTCCATCAACAAGTATGCCTCGGCTCCGCTGGCGCCGAACCCCCTGCCGGCCGGCGCCCTGATGCTGGTCGAGATCGACGGCAACGTGTACCGCATCGATCCGTCCGCGGTCGGCGGCGCCGCGCTGCCGGACTGGGTGGCCAACATGCCGACCGAGGCGGGCGACTCGGGCACCGTCTACAACGACAACGGTGTGCTGAAGGTCAGCCCCTGAGTTCTACCCGACCGTTCGCGTTGCGAGCCTTGCCCCCGCAAAACGCGGGGGCTTTTTTCAGAGCACGTCAGGTGGAACCGGTATTAGACCCCAGTACCGAAGTAGAACACGTAGTCGCCGGTCAGGGTGATCTGCGTGACGCCGTCGGTGACGACGACGGTGAACGAACCCGAGATGACGGTGTTGCGCCCGGTGGCGCTCACGGTGACCGTCAGTCCACTGTGGGAGATCGTGGCACCTCCGGTGACGGTGCGCGACACGATGCTGTAGCTGCCAGTGCCGCCAGAACAATTCACGGTGGCGCTACGGCTGACGCCCCCCGTCGTGGTATGCGGCCAGCTACCAACCAGCGTACTCGGCACCAGCGATGCTTGGAACGGGGCGTTGGTCGGCCATACCTTAACCCACGCGCCGCCTTGGCGGGTGTAGATGCTCTGCGGTGAGATCCATCCGCCGCCTTGGCGGACGCGAATAGCGGATGGGGAGACTGGCTGACCTCCCCACTTAACCTTGAAATCTGCCATAGCTTACGGTTGAATCCAGATGTCGCCGTCCACGGCCGCCGCGCCTGGGTCGCCCGCCTGGACGAAGATGCGGGGCTGCCGGCGGCGGTTGAGGCGGTTGTTCGCGTCGCCCAGCCAGATTTCGCCGTTCGCGCGGAGCTGCACGCCACCTATATTGCCGTCGGTGCCGATGTACAGGGACTCGTTGCCGTCGTGGATCAGGTTGACGTGCGAGTATCCGTGGCGGTGCAGCGTGATGACAGCCCATCCGCCGTCGTTACAGAACGACTCCACGCCGGCGCTGTTCCAGTTCGACTGGCCGTCGCGCCCGCCGCATACCGGGTTGCTCGTGTTGGTGGACACATCGCCGCCCAGTATGCGCGTGCCCTGCACAGCGCCGTTGAAGCTCGCGCCGCCCGAGTCCGCGATGAAGCGGCCGTCACTGGCGAACGTGAAGTTGTTGACGTGGCCGCTCGATGCGTTACGCACCTTGACGATGAACGAGGTGCCGTCGAAGCCCGCGATGCCCGCGCCGGAGTTGCCGTAGCTGATGTAGCCGTGGACGGGATCTTGCGCGCCGACTAAGCCGAGGGTATTGGCGATGCCTACGTCGTTGAGGGTCACGTCGTCGCCGACGTAGTACTTGGCACCCGACGCGCCCGAGTTGTTGCGGAAGGATTGAGCGTAGACAGCGCCGTCGTTTAGCACGCGGAAATTCCCGTCCGCGCCAAAGCCAAACCAGCCATACGGCCCACCAGCGGGACCAGTACGAATGGTAAAGCTGCCGTCGCTGTTACTCTCGTACAGATAGATTGCCTGCGAGCCAAGGGCAAGACCTCCATTGATCGCGCAGCTGCTGGTGAACGTCTTGCCCCCCATCGTGCTCGGGAGACGCTCATCCGAAAGCGTGCCGCTGGTGATATCCGAAGCCGAATGCGTGTGTGCAGCCGGTGTGAACGTCGTCGGTTTGCCCGACACCTCGTCCCAAGTTGGCCAGCGTGTGGCGTACACCGGCACACCGGACAGCAGGCTCCAGGCGAGGGAGTCGCCGGCAGGCAGCTCGGCCAAGTTGTTGTTGGGTAGCAGAACTACGGGTTTGCGGTCGGCCATGGCACCCTCCTGACTGCGGCCATAATACCTAAATTCGTCGCCGGGCGGAAAAGAGCCTAAGCCCTGAGTTACACAGTTCGGCGTTCCCGAAACCGGGCTAAAAAGACGGCGGGACCAACCGTGGAATTCAAGAGAGCCCGTGTCGTGGGCCAGCCGGCTGGGGACTGTTACCCTGTGCCCAGCATGAGGGGCAGCGGTTCTCGCAGAGCTGCGCTGCGGCCACCTCTACCTCCCGTGGCAAGGAGGGTGCGGCATTGCTCGCGCACCACGAGCGCCAGGGCTCGCGCCGCCTGGCTGGCGAATGGCGAAATCCAGTAGCCCCGTCTCGTGGGGCGGCCGCCGCATTCGCAGACCACAAGCGGGTGTGGTGAAGCCGGCGCCCACGCCGCCGGTCTGCAGGGACGAGCGCGGTCACAACGCTCGTCTTTTCTTGGCAATGTCGTCGAAGATGTCACCGAACAGGTCCGCGGACTCCTCGTCTTGCAGGAGGAAGTCCGCGGCTTCGGCAATGGCGTGGAACGTGGCCACGTCACCGCCTTTGTCCGGATGATGTTCAGCCAGCAACGTCCGGCGTCGGGCCCGGATCACGGCCGGCGTGACCTCCGCCTCCGACAGATTCAGCAGCTTCAGCGCCGTCACTCGGTTCATCGCCGTTCTCAGTGCAAAACTCTCTGGTGGTGGGCAGTCTGCGCCGCGCGCGGCGGATGTCCGTACAAGTTCTGCATCGCGCCCGCAAGCGCGTAGTCGTAGTCGTGGGCGATCATCGGGTCGACCTTGGCCGTCAGCTGCAGCTTGCCGTCGACCGTCTCGACCACCCAGAAGTACGACGCCACGTTGCGGTCCCCGTCCTCGATGTGGAGGACCAGGACTTCATCGTAGGACTCGCCCGCCATCTCGTACATCTTCTCGCGCGAAACATCGCCCCGGGTCACCTTGTGGGCGATAGCCTCCAGTTCATCCGGGTCGTCGTGCGTCAACGAACGCGCAGTGCCCAACGAAAGGACCACGACGGCCGACTGTGCATAGACGTCCGGCGCGAACTCCTTGCACCTCTGCATCGTGGCGCGAATAGATTCGGCGATGTGCTGCGGCGGAACGACGCCGGCAAGCGTCGCCAACAGCTGCGGGTCAAGCAGCGGCGCGACCGTATTGGATTCGGCGTCGTACTTGAGCACGTTGAAACGCGGGTCGGTGACGCCGATGTGACCGTGCTTGGCGTGCTGTTCATGGATAAGTTCCAGCAGGGTGTCCTTCAGGCGCTGGCAGAATGCGTCGAAATGCTCAGGGCGCATGGGTGTTTTCCTTCATTTGAAACGACGACGGCCGGCCCGGGAAGGGCCGGATGTTGAGCGAAGCAGCGTAATCAGCTGGATTACGTTGAGAGCAAGCACGGCCACGGTGCGCGCCACTTTCAGACTGATCAAGGGGTGCGTCCTCCGAACGGAAACGGTTTTTCGTCCGGCGCTCGTAGCGCTTCGATCCGCGCGATCAGCTCCTCGTCCGTGTAGGTCGCAGCGCAAACCGGGCACGGGATGTATCCGCTACCGCGCAGCGGCCAGCCGGCGGGTAGCGGCACGCGCTCACGCATGTAGGACTGGGCGTAGAGGCGATCGAGGAAGAACTCGATGCAGCACTCCGGATATCCGAAACGCTGCCCCTTCCGTGTCAGGCGTTCAAGAGCCTCTTGAACAGCCGCGCGGCAATCTCGCTGACGGGCATGATGCGCGGTCGATAGAATGCTTCGGGGTGTCGGGTCGACCATTCCTGCGGGCCTTCTAGGATGAATCCGTGGGCGCGGCCGTTCAATTTGAGTCCTACCACGACCACAGCGTTCCCGCCTGCGGCGTACCGCCGATCCAACCACTGGCGCTGCAGGGCGGTCGGCAAACAACGCTCCGGGAGGGTCGAGTAGAAATGGTCGTCCCGATCGAACGCCTTGTATTCGACCCACAGGTCGCGCTGGTAGTCGTAGTAGTAATCCGGCGTGCCAGCGTATGACTGCGCACCCAGCGTCATGGACTGACGATGGACCTCCTGGGGGAGGTGCCGGTGGACCGCGTCGATGAAAGCCCGTTCTTTCACGGGCACTCATCTTACGCCGGCGCGCGGCAAAGAAAAACCCGAAGGGCGCTGCACACGCCCTTCGGGTTGGCGTCGTCGGCTTCAGTGCCCCGCGAGGGCCAGCAGCTCGACCAGGCGCCCCGCCGCGGCCTTGTACTTGTCCGTCAGCGGCTGCGTCGCCTGCAGGTACTCCTTGTGCTTGGCCTTGATCTCGTCTTCCAGGCTGCGCATCAGCGCGCGCAGCCCGTCCACGTCGGTCGCAGTGGCGATGTCGTCCGGGATCGAGGCCTTGCGGCGGCCGCGGCGCGGCTTGGGCGCCTCGGCCTCGCTCTCGGCGGGGGCTGCCTCGGTACGCGGGGCTTCGTCCGCCACCACGTAGCCGTCATCCTCGTCCGACGCCACAGCGTCGCCCAGCGCCTGGGCGGCCTGGTCGATCGGGTCGGGCTCGGGCTCCACCGGCGGCGTGGCCAGGACCGGCGAGGGCGGGCGCTGCAGCCGGCGACGCGGGCTCACGTTGGGGTCGAACGCCGCCTCGGTGGACGGCGAAGAGGCATCATCGTTCAGCGGCGCCGCAGTACGCGACGTCAGTCGGGACTTCAGAGGCATGGGTTACTCCAGGTTTATCGACGGGGAACAGGACGCGCGACCCGCTGCTGCGACTGGCGGGTCGGGACGTAGTTGGTCAGGTCCGGCAGCCGGCCGAGCAGCTCTTCAGCCATGTCGGCCAGCTCGAAGACCTCCGTGTAGTACGGATTGGCCTCCGGTGCGGAGAACTGCAGCGTGGTGTAGTTGCCCTTCGGCACGGCGCGGACAGTGACCAGGGTCTTGATCGGCGGCCCGTTGAACAGGCGCGCCGCCTGCAGCGCGTAGGCGTCGAACGAGCGCAACGCAGTCGGCGGGACCGACATCAGGTGCATCTCCGGCTTCTCGCCTTCGGCCAGGTGCGCCAGCTCGTCGGCCAGCACCACCGCCAGCAGCCGGGTGTTCTTGCACGCCTTGGCCTTCTCGCCGCGGGAGCCGAACTGGTTGTGCGGGCAGATGGCGCAGTTCTCGGCCTGCGGCTCGGGCGCCTCGGGCTCCGGCGCCAGGTCGGCGAGCTTGCGGGCACGCGCGAAGCACACCGGCGGGCGCGGGTTGTTGGGGTCGTAGGGGGCCGTGTAGTAGTCGTTGGCCGAACAGAAGTCAACGACGCAGATGGTGATCTCGCTGCCCAGGTTCACGCCGCCTGCAGCGACGAAGTTGCCGGAACGATCCAGGGAGATCTTGCGCGCCTCGGGCTGGCCGACCTGCTCGCGGATCTGGGCCGCGCGGGCGGCCAGCTCCTGCTCGATGGCCATCAGGTCACGACGTTGCTGGTTCATAGACGTTTTCCTTTGTAACTGTGGGACGGAGTGACAGGGCTACTTGGAACGTTGACGGACAGAGAGCGAGCGTTTCACGAAGGCCGCGGTGCCCGGAGGCGGTTCGCCGCCGCGGTCTTCCACCAGCTCACGCCAGACTGACGTCATCAAGCGGCGCTGAAACAGGTCCAGGCGCTTGTGGCGCAGGACGAACTGCTCCAACGCCGCCCAGTCCTGAATACGGGGGACTTGTTCGAACTTCGCCTCGCAAACAAGTCCACCCGCCGCCAGCATAGTGGTTCCCTGTTCGTCCATCAACTGCTCGATCGCTTCTACGATCGAGTCTCGCTCGCGCTTGAGATCACGGAGAACGCCGTTCGCGTGATCAATCTTGTTCTCGATGGCCTCCAGCGCTTGCAGCAACTGGGCGGCATTGGGGCGGTCGCTCATTGCACGGTCACCTTGAAGACTTCGTCCAGCGCCGGGTTGACCTCGTCGGGCGAGTACCCCAGCTTGAGCAATTCGGCTTCCAGGACCGGGCGCAGCAGCGGCTTGCCCGGCAGGTCCCTCACACTGGCGGTCAGGTAGTCGATGGTTTCTCGGATCGGACTCATCATAGAAGTTTCCTCAGGTGGTCAGGGTGGATGCGCACCCGCTCTTGTGGAACTGCGTCCTTGTATCCCTTCAACGCGTCTTCGCGTCCGCGCTCGTACGCGCGAACCGCTACTCGTTGCAGCAGCTCGTGGAGCAGGTCACTTCGCAACAGGATGTTGTACTTCGTGTTCCGGATGACCATCGCTCACACCTTGTCGTAGACCGCGCTGACGTCAACGCTCGCGTTCAAGGGCAGGCCCTGGGACCATTCCTCCGGCGTCGACATGATGCGCTTCACCGCGGCGGCCACCTCCTCGGCGGTCTCCTCGTAGGTCACCAGCACCATCTCGTCATGCGTGGTCGAAGCTACAACCACGTCATGCGGGATGGTGTCGATGCAGCGCAACATCTGTTGCTTCAGCAGCACACAAGAAAGCGCTTGCGCGATGTTTTCCAGCAGGTATCCGCCCCATACTTTGACGGGGCCGTTCTTGCTCACATAGTGCAGCTCTCCATTGTCAGCATCGACGTACACGCGCGGGTACTTCATGTACGTCCCGTTCGGCAGGTGGATGTACCCGTTGCCGTTGAGGTAGTCGAAGCCGACCGGGCCCAGCTCGATCTGCTGCCCGCTGAGCCAGGACAGCTTCGCCGCCTCGCCCAGCCGGGTCCACAGCCGCGTGATCGGCCAGCGCGCCTGGCGCCACTTGGCCACCAGTTCTTTGGCCTCTGCCACTGACATGTCGATCGCCGGGCCGAGGTTGCCCAGACGGAACACGTTGGACACCTTCACGCCGCCCGCGCCGTACTGACACGACAGCGACAGGACCTTGCCTACGAAACGCTCGTCCGGGTGGTCGTCTTTGTTGACGGGGAACCCGTACACGCCCGAGGCGTTCACGGAGTACACGTCCTCGCCCTCGGCGAACGCCGTCAGCAGCTCCTGGTCATCGGCCAGCCAGGCCACCAGCCGGGCCTCGATCTGGCTGGCGTCGGCGATGACCAGGTTGCAGCCTTCCGGTGCGGCGAGCGCCGTGCGCAGTGCGGCGCCCTCGCCACGACGGGCCATGTTCTGCCAGTTCACCGAGTCGCCACCGGACCAGCGTCCGGTGCGGGCGCCCCAGTAGTTGTAGTACATGGGCGTGGGTAGGCCGACGCGCCGCAGCAGACGTTGGCTGCGGGTCTCGATCAGCGTGCTTTTTGCCGTCAGGCGGGCTTCGACCGCAGCGACCACCCTCGGGTCGGGATGCCGCAGCAGCGCTTTGAATTCCAGATCGGTCTTCGCAAACGCGTACGTCGGCTGCCCGGTGCGCGGGCTGATCTTCACTGGCGGTTCGACACCCAGGGAGCGGAGATAGTCAGCGAACTTTTGGGCACTCCCCAGGACCGTCAGATCTACTCCCGCCGCCTGCACTGCAGCGGCGCGTCGGCCTACCTCACGCCCATGAACCTCGCGCAAGCGGGCCTCGTCCAGGTGCAGGACCGGCTCGCAATACATCCGCATGGTCAGGTCGATGATCCGCAGCTCGTCCTCCGGGACGTGCTTGACCATCTTCTCGAAGATGCCTCGCGTGAGTCGAGCGTCGTCTTCGTTGTATTCCAGCAGCAACTGGAGCAGGTCCTTGGGGATATCCTTGTACCGCAGCCCCTTCACCTGCTCCAGGGCCTGCGCCTTGACCTTGCCTGCGAACCCGTAGCGCTGACTGACAGCGTCCAGGCTGTGCGACACGTCCACACCGAACAGCATCCGCGACATGGACTGGGTGTCCAGCCAGAACACCGGGTGCAGGTCGTAGTGGTGGGTCAGGATCAGGCCGTCGAACTGCGCATGATGCGCGCAGAACGCCGTCTCATTCCAGTTGATACTGCGCAGCAAGGGACCCACGTCCGGGCCGGCGGCGACCTTGGGGACATCCCAGGTGCTGTGCCACACCGCGACCGAGATCGCTTCGAACAGCTCATGACGGATGTAGTCCGTCATCGACAGGCTCTTGTTGCGCAGGGAGTACTCCGAGTCGTAGTACGTCTCGAAGTCGACGACACAGTAGTGACTGAAGGGCAGTGGCATGTTGTACGTGCAGTGGGGTAGAAGTCCATACACCCTACTGGCGGACGCCTGCGCTGTCAACTGCCGTACGGCCCGCCTTCCACGAGGATGACGAAGTAGGCCATGACGCAATCGGCGCCATCTTCGTGCGGCTCGATGTCACGGAACACGAGCCTGTCACCTTTCTTCGCAGGCCGAATGTCACGGCGGATTGCCGCGTAGACCTTCCGCGTCAGCTCATCCGCGAGCTTTTCTTCCTCCGGTCGCACCATGTCGCCTTGCAGCAGCCGCGCGTAGTCATCGTGGCCACCAATGGCGCCTTGCCGCACTTCATCTTCCAGCGCGCGTCGAACGCTGGCGAAAGACTGGCGGTAGGCCGGGATGCAGAGCCAGGGGCGCGAATCGCCGCGGAAATAGTCCGGCAGACACGTGTCAACGTGAACGATAGAAACGCGCAAACCGCGCGGCTCACTTTCAACGATCATGCAATGTTGCTCGTAGCAGTCCAGGGCGTCAGAATCGAACGTGCCGGCCTCGCGCCACTGCGCCACCTTGCGGCGCCAGTCGAACGGAGATCGGAGCGATGGCGCGGGAATGTTTAGCAGGAACGCGGCCTCTTCGCGCGACGGTGCGCGGATCGTTTGGATGTCACCGTCGCGGTCGCGCGCGCAGTACAGGGGCGCGCCGATCCCCCAATACGCGCCGCCGTCGTCATACCCGCCCGAATCGAGCTTCACCTTGAACAAATGAACCGTGCCCCGTGTCGTGTCCAGGTCCGGCGCGTTACGCCGACCCATCGGGGCGCCGTAGGTGCAGCTTACGTCTTCGAATTGCTTGCCCATGGTCAACCCTTCCTGACTTGTACGCGTTTGGCGCCGTGCTCGATGTACGTGGCATCGCCCACCTGCTCCGCGATGTGCCTGGCCAGCTCCTGCGCCAATTCGGCGATGTAGTCGTCGGCGTTCGATTCGACCCCGCCGATGGCCTCGCGCAACCAGGTCTCGTCGCCGTCCGTGTCCAACAGCGTGACGACAACGAGCACGTACGACCATTCGTCATTGCACCATGCGCGCAAATACTGGAAATCGGATTCGACGGCGGCCGCGGCGATCTCTCCGGCGGTCGGCTCACGCCCCAGCCGGGCTACCAACGCCGCGCGGGCATCGGGGCTAATCCCCCAGCCGTCGCGCTTGGCGATGCGCGTGGCCTCGGCCACGTCGTAGTAGCGATAGCAGCCGCGATCAGACCACAGCACGCGCTCGCCGGGTAGCTTGCTGCGTGTGGTCCAGTCGCTGACGGGGCCGTGCCCGCAGTCCACTTCCCAAGGCGCGCCGTGCAAATCGTCGGGTTCCACGCTGACAGAAAACGTGAGGCCGCTGATCGTGATGTTGTCCATGATCAAGTCCTGGCAGCGTATCACTTCAGCCAATAATTGGGGTCGAGCTTGGCCGCTCGCTGGTCCGCGAGGCGGTTGAGTTTGGCGGCGTGCTGGCGCGCGTTGTGCGCGTTCTTGTGGCTGCTGATGACTTCTTTCACGTCGTTGGTGTGCCAGCTGCACAAAACGACGTCTGTGTAGCCCGGCCAGCCGCGGCGCGTGGTGTAGTAATAGTCACGCATTGGCAACACTCTTGGGTCGGAGGGGAACAACGTCGAGGGCGATGAATGCCACTGGGCCGCCATCACCAATGGGGGTGACGTTGAACTGACCCTCGAAGTGGATCACGTCGCCCAGATCGGTGTCGACTTCCTGGTCTACGAACTCCTGACAGTAGCGGTCGAGCGTGCCGCTGTCAGTCCATGTGATGACGATGATCTCGCCATGTTCCGGGTGGTCCTCCGTCCAGAAGTCGACGAGTTCCGACTGGTTCAAGGGGAGGACGAAATAGCGGTTGAGAATCTCGGAGAGCTTCATGGGTTGGTTTCCTCTGGTCTGACTTTCTCCCCGGTCGGCTCGATGGTGAAGTCGTGCCAACAGATGCGACCGGCACGGGTGTAGATGCGGTCACGCGGCACCGCGTCAGCGGCCTGGACGTACACAACCTCACCGGTCCGGAATCCGTGCGGCCCGATCCGGCCCGCCTTCCAGCCCGGCCCCCGGCCGGTGATGCGGCAGGCGGCCCAAAGGACGCCGTTGTCGCGGTAGACGACTCGAACAACGGCGGGGGCGTACCCGTGCAGGCGAACAGCGGCTCCCTTGCGGCAAACGGTATGGCGGGTTTTGGTCATGGTCTCCTCTTGATTGGTCAGGCACCATGCGCGATGGCCTTGGCAAGCGAGCGGGCGGTGGCCTCGGTGTCGCAGTCGGCCCGCCAGTCCCACCAGCCGTCCTCCGGCGCGTACTTCGAGGTCCGCCACTCGTAAACGGACCAGAACTCGGCAGACGCGGCGCTCCATGCAGGCTCGACGATGCCGTCGTCGCGCTCCACTCGTGGACCGTAGGAGGCCGCTGCGGCAGGGCCTTGCACGAGCACGTCGGGGGCGGGAGGCTGGCGCGGTGCTACGGAGGTTGCGGCGTTTTTGGTCATGGTCCGGTCTTCTCACGCGCTGAAAAAGTGCATCTGGCCGTCGGCGCCGTACTCGGCCCACCAGCCGTCGGTCTTCAGGTCGCGGGCGTAGGCGGCGTAGTCAAAGTAGTACTGCAGGTGCTCGGGCACCTCGGCCAGCGCGCCGGTTTCCTCCAGCAGCCGCGCGGCGAAGTCCTCCCAACTCTCGGCGGTTCCGTAGTAGGCGTCCTCAAAACCCTCGACCGAGCCGGTGCTGTCCAGCCAAACGCGCATGGCCTCGCCGTGCTTTGAGATGGCTTCGGCCACCTCGATCAGCCGCTCGATGCTGGGGTATTCGCCGAGGTTCGGGAAATCATCGTAGTCGTGAACCGCCCACTCCTCGGCGCTCGGCACCTTGCCGGTGCTCCCGCAACGAAGACAGCCATCGGCCTTGTGGGGATCACGATTCGCGTTGCCGGTGCCGTCGCACTCGGGGCAGTCCACTTCGACGTTCGGACACGGCGACCGTCGCAGCATGTCCGCGATCTTCTCGCGGAGGTCGTCAGCATCCAGGCCGTCCAGGTCGATCCACTCGCCATGCAGGATGCCGGCGTTGTATGAAGCAAGACACGCGATGTACACGCGCATGGGATAGTCTCCGTTGGTCTTTCACTTGCGCCGCTTCACTTCTTGTACTCCTTGATCAATTCAAGGAAGTCACCCATCTTCTGGGAGCGGCTGTTGAGCTTGTCGTAGACCGGCTCTTCCACCGTGCCGCGCGCGCACACCAGCAGCAGGTTCGTGGCCTGGGTCTGACCGCCGCGGTACACCCGGTGCTTGATCTGCTTGAGCACGTCAGCCTCGTAGATCGGTGAACTGACGATCGCTGTCGTGCCGCGGGTCAGGGTCAGGCCATGGGCGCCCGTACGCGGGTGCATGAGCAGCGTGCGGTACTTGCCGTCCTGGTAGGCCTTGACGATGTCCGCGCGTTCCCGGTCCTTGGTGTCGCCATCCAGGACGGCGAAAGAGATCCCTGCGCGGTCGAAGTACTCCGACAACAGGTCGCGCTGGTGCTTCCAGTTGAAGAACGTCAGGCTGTGCTCACGCTCCAGCACCAGCTCGGTGATCAGCTCGTACCGGAACGGGTCGACCACCTCGTACTCGTTCGGCCCGTAGTACACCGCGCCAGAGCACAGCTGCAGGAGCTTGTTGCGCACTTGCGCAGCGTGCACGGCGGTGATGTCGTGCTGCTCCAGCTGCAAGATCGACGTGCGCTCCAGCTCGTCGTACATCTTGCGCAGCTTGTTGGACAGCGGGAAGTACTTCATGTCGACGTGGTTCTCGGGCACGTCGCGCATCACTTCCTCGAACGTGTGCCGCACCGTGACGTCACGGAGCAGGTGCATGGCCACGTCGTGAGCGTCCGGGCGGTCCTCCCAACGCACGTGGTTGGCCATGGGGCCGACCTGGCGAGCGACCTGGACGGCGTTGCGCCACCGCGTCCAGGACCGCCCCAGCCGCTCGCCCCGGTCGATGATCATCATCGGCGTGTGCAGTTCGGTCACACTGATCGGGCACGGCGTGCCTGACAGCCCGAAACGCCAGTCGAAGTGCGGCGACAGCTTGACCGCCATCTTCGAGCGCTGGCTGACCGGGTGCTTGTACCCGGTCACCTCGTCGATGATCAGGTGGTCGAACTCCGACAGCAGCTGGGCCAGCTCGCGGGGCTTGAGCTTGGCCAGATCCCGAACGCCGTCCAGGTTCATGATCACGATGTCGGTATCGACGGCGAAGGCCGCGAGCCGGTTCCGGGCGTCCGCAATGGAGTAGGTCAGATGCGGGAAGAACCGCTCAATGTCGCTGCCCCAGGCACTTTGCATCAGCGTCTTGGGACACAGCACCAGACAACGACCGGCAGAGGGGCGCTGGTTGTAGATGTACAGGTGTGTCAGCGTCTTGCCGGTGCCGGGGTCGGACATGTCGTACCCGATCCGGGTCCGGGAGAACTTCTCGTACGTGTACTCTTGATGCTTCCAGAGCTTGGGCTGAGACATAGGGCGTCCGTACTGCGGTCAAGTTACGATGGGCACCGCAACCGCGAAAGGATGAAGTCTTTGTTGTTGAGGAACAGCAGCAGCGCCTGAGTCAGCGGATCGCCGGACTCGAAGTACATCTCGTACTCTTCGCCTTTGATCACTGCGATCAGCTTGCCGTCCTTCACGAACCAGCCGGCGTTCGGCACCTTGGACAGGTACTGCTCCATTTGCTTCGCAAGATCGTCGACGATGTTGTTCACGATCGTTTGGTAACGATTGGCCATCAGAACCTCGGCAACATACCCTCGTAGCTGTGGTCGAACTCCGCCGGCAGATGCAACAGCCGCGCGCGCAGCCGGGCTTTGATCCAGTCCTCCAGCACCAGCTGCTTGTAGCGCTGGCAGTGGGTAAGGAACTCGGACAGCTCGATCACGGCGTTCTGTAGCGACTGCGCTATGTACATCTCGTACAGCCCCAGGTTGTCCGCGTCCTTGCCGGTCAGCGTCTCCTGCGCGGCCTGCTCGGCGGCCAGCAGCCGCTCGGTCAGGTACTCGCCCGCCCACTCCATGATGTCCTTGGGCGGCAGCTGCCCGGCACGCAGGCTGGATGCGCTCATGGCGAGCAGGGCGTCGGCCGCTGCGCGCGTCAGCCGCTGCAGCGTCTGCGCGTTGCGCGGCTGGAAGTCGTGTACGGAAGATTCGGTCATGGTGTCTCCTAGCAGGCCGCTACAGGGCACGCGCCGCTACCCCTGCTGCTGAAGGGGCAGAAGCGGCAGTTGTCAACGCTCGGGCGAGGGCGGAAGGTCTTGTCGTTGAACATGACATCGACCTCCGCGTCCCAATTGGCGAGCGCTTTCTCCAACTGGGCCTCGGTGAACGTGATGGTCCACACGTCCTTCTTGTCCAGGTAGTACAGCTCGTTGATGTACTCCGGCATGCCGGGATACACCCGCCAGGCCGCCACGCTGTACAGCTCCATCTGCTTGAAGTGGAAATATTCGTTGCCGTACCGGCGACCGGTCTTCCAGTCACCGGTAAGCACGAATCCGTCCTGCTCGGCCACCACCAGCACGTCCTGGGTCAGCTGCAGCCAATGGCCCTCGTACGTCGGGTGCTGCAGCCACCGGTTGTTCAGGTACATAGGGACTTCGGCCTGCGCGCCACGTTCGACGAGCGCCGCGACGATGTCACTGAAGTCCTTGGCGAACGCCGGCACTTCCGTCTCCTGGAGCACTGCCGCGCGCATCTGGTCGTGTACGCGGATGCCGCGCTGTCGGGCCTCTTCGGACTTCGGGTCCGGCGGCGGCTCGGGACAACGCTCGATGTACTTCAGCTTCACCGCCATCGGGCACTGCTTGTACATCTTCCACTTCTTGAAGCTCCAATGAGGGGCGAGCATCAGAACACGGTCTCCATGTAGGTTCTGGTGGAATTGTACCCCAGCAGCGACGGCTGTGTCACTTGTCGTTCATGGCTTGCCCTCCTTCCTTCGCAGTAGGGCGCGGGCACGCTCAAACGCTCGCATCGGTGCTTCAGGACTGAAGCCTAGGTGCCGATACACGTCTGCCGATGGAATCCAACTGACCAGTTCTGCCAGCGCTTCCCGCAATGCCTTGACCTCGGCCTGCAGCGGGGCGACAGCGTGGGCGATGTTGGCGCGGGCGTAGTCCTTCATCTGATCGGGGCTGTAAGGACCATAGCGCTTTTCCCAAAGCCCTTCATCGTCAACGTAGTCCTCCGCGGGAAGCGGCAGCAGCTCAACCTCGGTGGTCATGTCGTTGGCTCCTGGTGCTGGGTGGCGTGGGCGGCGGCCAGCAGGTCGTACATCATCTCCGCCCACATCATTTTGGTCGCCCGATCCGCTTTGTCCCATTGGACGTACCAGTGCCGACAGGCGCGCTCCACCA